GGGCAGTTGGAGTTTGTCGCGCCGATCGGTCAGACGTTCCACGCGGTTTGCAGCGGCTATATGCAGGTCGGAACCACGGGCATCGTATCTTTTGAAGTGGTGGGATCAGCGGCGATCAGCAGTGTCGTCAGCGTTCTGACTTATCAAACGGCGTCGGCCAGCGCCTATTCAAACACGGCAGCAGCTACGGCTCTATCATCAGCCATGGCTACGGCAAGTATCACGGCAGCCAGCAATTTGCAGTGGTCGCTGGACATTCACGGCGTCAACAGCACCAGCTCCAATTCATTCGCGGTTGAAGCCCATGAGGCTTCCGGCACGTTGACGATACCGGCTGGGGCTACGTGCCTTAACCAGATGAACGGGCCGCAGTAGCGTGGCCCTCAATTCGGTCTACGAGCCGCCGCTCAATGCCAAGAAGTGGTTCGACCCGCAGATCACGGTGCAGGGCTGGTTCGACGCGCAGTTGCTTGCTCAAAGCGGCAACATTTACAACGTCTCGATTTCGGAAGCGGCGACTGCGGTTGACACGGTAGCCGCCAAAGCGATTTTCAAGCCGGCGATCAGTGAGGCTGCAAGCGCCGTCGACACTGTCTCGACCCGCGCCATTTTCAGGCCCGCCATTAGCGAAGTCGCCAACGCGGTCGACACGCCCAGCACCCGCGCCATTTTCCGCCCGGCGGTTTCCGAAGCCGCCAACGCGGTCGACACGCCCTCGACCCGCGCCATTTTCCGCCCCGCCATCAGCGAGGCCGCCAGCGCCGCTGACAACGTCACGTCCAGCGGCAAGTTCAGGCTGGCGCTGATTGAGGCCGCCGCGGCGGCCGATAGCGTCACGGGCATAAAACGGTTCGTCGTCTCGACGATCGACGTCATGGCCGCGCTCGACGCCCTTGGCGTCAGTGAGTACGCGACGTGGGAGCGGTCGCAATTCATTGCCTTGCAGACCGACTACGGCTCCTCGGCGGTCGGCCGCTTCCTCCAGATCGCCTTGCCCCCTGCGGTCGACCATACCCAGGCTATTTCTTTTTTCATCTCCGTAGGGTACCAGATAGTTCCCGGCCAGGTGTTCACGGCGACCCTGACCCGCCCCGATGGGACCAGCATCAGTGTCAACTCGCTCCGCGTCCAGCCTCAATTCACCGACGTCTACACCGCGCTCGGGCGCTTCCACGGCGGCACCTATGTTTTCTGTTTCCTCAATGCGGGCGTACTCAACCAGATCGGCCAGTGGTCGATCAACGTCGTCACCGGCACCAGCGTGTCGGCGCCGGCCTATTTCACGGTGACCTGATGGCAGGCTGGTCTCATCAAAAGCGGGTCGCGTTCGAGCAGGCGTTCTACGCCTTCCTCTCGCAATGCCACATAAATTCCAAAGACGATGCCTTCATATCGCTGGGGGACAACATCTACTACGGCCAGCGCTTGTTCATCACCGCGATCATGGACGGCCTGGAAAAGGACATTCATGATTTCTACTGTTTGAAGTCTCGCCAGCTTGGCATCACCACTATCTGCCGCGCGCTTTCCACGTTCTACCTGGGGGTTCACCGCGGACTGTCCGGCGCGCTGGTGTTCGATTCGAACGAGAACAAGAACCTGGCGCGTGCCGAGTTGACGACGATGATTGCCGATTTGCCGGATACGCTGAAGTTTCCGGCGGTCAAGAAGGGCGGCGATAACCGGGACGGGCTGACCCTGGTCAATAATTCCAAGATTTTGTTCAAGTCAGCGGGCGTCAAAAAGACGAAGACCAGCGGCACTCTCGGTCGATCGGCAGGTTTGTCGATGACCCACATGAGCGAACTTTGTTCTTACGACAACAAAGAAGGCTTGGTGTCGTTCAGGCGTTCGCTGTCGCAGTTCAATCCTGATCGTCTTTACATTTACGAGTCAACTGCGCGCGGTCCCAATCAGTGGAAGGACATGTGGGATATCGCGCGGGCCGATACGGACCACTGCGTCTGTGTTTTTATTGGGTGGTGGGCGCACGACAAGCAACGGATCGAGCGGACCGACGAGAAGGACTGGCCGCTGTACGGTGTGCAACCTCCGACCAAGGAGGAGCAGGCCAAGATCGACGCGGTCAAGGAGCAGTACAATTTTGAAATCCAGCAGGAGCAGTTGGCTTGGTACCGCAAGCTGGTCGATCCGGCTGCACGCATCGAAGGCGATGTTGATGCGGGGTTCGAAGGCGATTCCCTGCAGAAGCAGGAAGATCCGTGGACTGAGGATGAGGCGTTTCAGCAAACAGGCAGCACTTTTTTTGCCGGCCAGTCACTGAAGGAACAGACCGACAAGTTTGTGCAGCGTAAGTACACGCCGTACATGTTCATCGGTGGCCGAGAATTCTCGGATATGAAGGTTTACCGCGCCGAAACCACACGGAATATCGAGCTAAAGGTGTGGGAGCCGCCAGTAGCGGAAGCGGTTTACGTGGTAAGTATTGACCCGGCGTTCGGCGAGAATGAGAACAACGACCGGTCGGCGATCGAGGTGCTTCGTTGTTTCGCAGACGGTGTTGACCAGGTTGCCGAGTACGCTTTCCCGATGATTTCGACCAAACATCTGGCGCACGTCGCGGCAGGGATCATGGCGTGGTACGGTAACGAGCCGTTGAATGAGATTTACTACATCCTTGAAATCAACGGGCCGGGTGGCGCGGTGCTGCAGGAATTGAAGTCGCTGAAATTCCAGATCGAGAATGGCTACGCGCCGATGCAAGAGCAGGGCCTTCGCAATATCTTTGCGAACGTCAAGCAGTTCATGTACGCGCGCCCCGACTCGCTGACGGGAGGTGCCTCGGTATGGCATTGGAAAACTTCGCCTAATAACAAAGAGGCGATTATGGAGGAGCTTCGCGGGTTCGTTTCGAATGGCCAGTTTAGGATTCGTTCAAACGATCTGGTCGAGGAGATGAAAAACGTCACGCGAGACGGTGCGTCAATTGGCGCCGAAGGCGGGCAAAAAGACGATCGCGTTGTTGCGGCAGCGATGGGGGCACACTACTGGGATTCTAAGATCCGCCGAAACCTGATCGTCCAGAAGCGGACCCGGGAGGCGGAAGCCGCCAAGAAGATGAAGTCTATTGTTGACCAGACCGCCCTGTTCAATGCAAACATGCTATCGGCCTTCATGGGGCAGAAGGCCAAGGGGCGGCTGGACCAGCAGCGGCTGGCGGCCAAGCAGGCTTGGCGATACGGACGGAGGTAGAATCGTGGTCGAACGTATGCCGGTTATTTGGGAAGGCCGAGTTTCTGCGGTTCCGGTTTTAGGCCCGAGCTGCATCATTCCGCCGGGGCATCCGATCTGGCAGTATCATCCGGCGCGGAGATCCTGATGGCAGTGATCCTGAAGTGTCCGGTATGCCGGGGCAAATTTAAGTACGACGTCAGCGTCGGTTGGCCGGATTTTTGTCAGATTCCCGAGTGTGGCGCCGACATCAACAACCGCCGTGCCGATGATGAAATATGCATGCCGGCTTTCTTGTCGCAGAAATCCAAGAACAACGACAAGGTCGCCCGCGACATCATGGATGGCTCGGTGCAGCGCGCCGAGATGGCTGCTGCCATGGCCGGCACCTCGCCCGAGGAAATGTCGAGCCTGAAGATCACCGACCTGAACGACCGCAACGACACCCAGTTCGCCACCAAGGACATCGTCAATCCCGTCACCCAGCACATGGATGCGATGCAGCGCGCGGGAATGCCCGTCGGGTTTGGCGCAGGGAATTCGGACGCGATGGCGCGCGCCGCTCAGGCGCATGCGCCTATGGTGCTGCCCGACGGAAGGGTAATACAGAACAAGGATACTTACGCCGGCCTGCGCGAGCGCAACCGCCTGCAGCGGATAATGACCCCGGTCGGGCAGGCTCCCCTGCCGCTTCAGATCAGCAATAATCCGAACTACAGGTCGCCGGTATGATCCAGATTCCGACAGGCGAGAAAGAGCTCGTTCCCTTTGCGAACGAACTGATCGAGACCTGCCGGATCAGCCAGAGTGTGCGCGCCGCCTACTACCGGATTTTGAACACCGTCGCCGAGACCGGCACGGTGACCGGGCAAAAGGCGCTCATCAATACGATGAATTATCACCTCGAGCGCACGGCGTCGCACCTGTTTTCCCCTACCGACCTCAAATTCGCCTGCGATTTCGACAACGCTTACAAGTCGGACGTCATCAAGCGTGGCGAGGTGTTTGCAAAGCATCTGACCCGCCAGTGGGAGCACTCCTCGACCGACATGCTGTTCGGTCAGGGCGTGTACGAGGCGCTTAAGTATGGTCTTGTCGCCCTGAAACAGTGGCCGCGCAACGAGGGACCGGAGGACAAGCCGCGGATCGTTTACGAGAAGAAGGTGGTGATGCCGTGGAATCTCGGTTTCTACAAGGAAAGCGAGACCGACATTGCCAACCAGGAGGTCATCTGCGAGACCTCGCAGCTCACCGGCCCCGAGGTGTGGCAGCGCATCTGGCGTTTCCCCAAGGCCAAGGATCTGTACGAGAAGATCATGACGCACTCCAAGAAGGGTGCGGGTGGTTCGGGTCCCGACAGCTTCGTCCACAACGTTCTGTCGTCGTCGATCCTGCAAACCGGCGTTCAATCATCGACGCGCCCGTTGCCGGGAGGCGTCGTGCAGATCGGCAACGATCCAAACTACCCGATGATGGGGCCGACCGACGGTGCCCCGACGGTGGAATTCCACGAACTGTGGATCAAGGGCGAGGAGGACTACGCGACGATCCAGATCGTCAATCCCGACATCCTGGTGACACGCTTCAAGACGTCCAACCTGATGGGCATCGAGCGGGTGCAGCCTTACCGGATCATCCAGCCGAACCCGATGACCGGGTACATCTGGGGGCGGAGCGAGTTGATCGACCTGATGGAGCCGCAGGCTTTCCTGGCGCAGATGTGCGACGACCTGAAGCGGCTGATCGGCTTGCAGATCGACAAGATCATCGCTTTCAAGGGCGACAACACCATCACCGACGAGGGCTACGCGCAGTTTCGGCAGTCCGGGTACCTGAACCTGGGAATGAACGGCGGCGCCGAGGATCTGACGCCCAAATTCCCGCCCGAACTGCTCAAGATCATCGAGTGGCTGATCCAGCAGGTCAACACGCTCGGCTCATTCCCCGAGATCATGCAGGGCAAGGGCGAGTCGGGCGTCCGTGCCGGCGCCCACGCCGAGACTTTGATGAAAACGGCATCGCCGACCCTGCGCGATCGCGCCCTGCTGATCGAGCGCCAGTGCGCCGTGTGCGCGGACCTCACGGCGACGATGATGGAGGCCAAGGAGGATCGGAAATACTGGGTCGACCCCGAAAAGATGGAGGACAACTTCATGATTTCGGATTTGCCGGAGGATTGGCGCATCACGGTGGACAGCCACCGCTCGTCGCCGATCTTTGTTGATGACGCGCAGCAACTGATCTTCGCGCTCGGCAAGATGGGCGTCGTCGATGGGCTCTATCTGATCGACAACTCGTCGGTACCCGACAAGGAAGCTGCCAAGGCGGCCTTCATCGAGCACAAGAAGTCGGGGCAGGCGATGCAGGAGAAACTGTTCGCCCAGCTATCGCCCGAGGGCAAGGACAAGGCGATCGAGAAGATGCTGGGTGGACACGGGCAGCATCACTAGCCTCTTCCAAACGGCGTCATGATCGGCGCCTGCTGACCCTGGATCGCCTGCCGAATCACCGGGTCCGATTTCGCCGCAACCATGAACTTCGCCTTGACCCGTTCGTCGGCGAGCGCGCGCTGGATGCGGGCCTGTTCGATCTGGTCGAGGTCTTCGAGAAGTATGGCGTGGATGTTTTCAAACGGAATTGCGTAACTTTGCCCGAAGTCGTCAGTGCCGCTTAGTATGCCTTCGCCAGCCTGTTTGCCGTGGACCGACACGACGGTGCTGAGTAGCTCGACAGCTTTTTCCTCGGTTTTGAACAGCAGCGCCCACACCGTTCCGACAGGTCCGTGCGAGATCGACACGTTGAACATTCAGGTCATCCTTTTTTGGTCGGACCGTCGGCCCACTCGATGAATTGCTCTTTGGGGAATCGATACGGACCGTGATCGGTGAACCGCTTGAATGGCGGCCGGTTCTTCTTGCGCTTGATGTAGTTGTAGATCGTGTCGCGATGGACGCCGATGTAGGCGGCAGCCTCTTTCAGGGTGAACCAGTTGCGATCATGGCCGTTTTTCATGAGCAAACCTTATAGTTCCGCAAATTACTAGACGCAACTGAAAAGTTCATGAGGCTTCCGTTCCGTTCGGTCTGGCCTTCCCTTGGGAACCCGTCGAGGTTGGCCGCGCACGATACTGTGCGAATTGACAACCAGGAGAATGGCCATGATCGTTCGCAACCGCGGTCGTAAGCATCGCCGGAAGTAAGCTTCCAAGATGCCGATCCCAGCTCCTGCTCCCCCCGGCGCACCTCCATCGCAGCCCCCTTTCGGTCAATCCCCGGCAACGGGGCCGACGCCGAACAAGGGCTTCGAAGCGCAAGGGATGCAGCAGCTGGGCGTCGTCGTTAAGCACTTGGAGTCCCTGCTTCCGCAGCTCGGTGCTTCGTCCGAGGCGGGCCAAGAGGTTTTGAAAGCCCTGAAGGGATTGTCCAAGTTTGTCCCCAACGGCTCGGTCACCCCGGCCGCCCAGAAGAATTCCATCGAAGCCCAGCAGCGCAACATGGCGCAGAACAACCAGCAAATGCAGGCGCTACAGGCCATGCGACAGAAGATGGCGCAGGGCGGCGGCGCACCGGGAGGCGGGCAACCGCAGCCCCAGCCAGGAGCAGCGGCATGAGCATTTTCGAGACCAAGGTGGAAATGCCGCCGAAAGAGAACAACCCCGAGGTCGTGTGCGTCCCGATGACGATGGCCGAGGTGCAGTTGCGCAATTTCACGCCCGCGTCCGGTCCCGGCCGCGACATCGGCACCCAGAACCTCGCGCCCGTCTACCGCGGCAAGCACTACTGAGGAGCATCCATGCCCAACATCTTCCAGAACCCCACCAAGGCGATCCCGACCTCCGATGAGCAGATCATCCGGGTCGATCTGGACCGTTCCGACATCGGCGGCCGGCCGTCGCACATGCCGGCCCAGCAGAAGGCGCCGGGGATGGGCATCAGCCACGTCCCGAACGCCGGATCTTCGCCGGGGAGCAAGTAAGCGATGCCGAAGATCGAGGTCGACGAGGCCGAGTACAACCGGATGCACGCGCTGGCGGTCGTCGCCAATCGCATGGTCCAGAATCCCGCCGCGCGCCGCCGCCTCGAGGAGGCGCACAAGATCGTCGAGCCCAACGCTCCGACCCCCTTCCTCGACCAGGAGCGCCTGCGCGAGGAACCGATCAACGCTCTCAAGACCGAGATGCAGGCCAAGCTTGATGCGCTCCAGAAGGAGCGCGACGACGAGCGGCGCGAAGCCAGCATCCGCAGCACGCTCGACAAGCAGGAGCGCGCCTTCGCCAAGCTCAAGCGCGAGCACCGGTACACCGATGAGGGCGTCAAGGCGGTCCGTGAGCTGATGGAGGCCAAGGGCCTTCTCGACGTGGACGATGCCGTCGCTATTTTCGAGCGCTCCAATCCGCCGCAGATGCCCGCCACGCCGGCCGGCGGGATCACCGGATCCTCGTGGGGCTTCGCGGACACCGAGGAAAAGACGGACGCGCTGATCAAGGAGCTGATCGCCAACAAGGGCGAAGGCAACACCGTCGATCGGCTGGCCAATCAGGCGTTACAGGATTTCCGCGCAGGGCGCTGATTTAGGAGTTTGAAATGCCACTTCCCGGTCTTGGCGTAGCGCCTGCTGCAGGGTCACTTTATACAGAGTTGTCAAGTGTAACTCGTAGGGCATTCGTCCCAAAGTTGTTTGTCCAAATCTATTTTGGTTCACCAACTTTGTTTTACATGACCGGCAACGCCCAGCGCGCGGCAGGCGGCTTGAACCAGGTCACGATTCCATTGCAGGGCCAGTCGATGGTCCAAGGTCAATGGACCGGCTACGGCGGCGCGTTCAATAGCCCCGTCGTCACCCCCGGCGTCCAGAACGGCCAATGGAATCTGGCCTACTGGGTGGTCCCGGTCCCGCTCCCGTTCGGCGAGACGATCATCCAGGCCACCGATCGCGAGCTATCGCTGCTCAAGACCCGGATGAATGACGTCTACGCGGTCACCCGCCAGAACATGGCGCGGCTGTCGTTCACGAGCAACGCCGCCAACTCGCAGATGCCGGATTCGTTTTACAACGCGTTCGACGACGGCACCAACGTGCCGACCTACGGTGGCATCAACCGCAACGCCCCCGGCAACTCGGCCTTCAAGGGCCAATACATCAATCTCAACAGCGGCACCTACAGTCAGGGCCCCGCGGGCTTCACACGCGCGGGCATGGCCACCTTGCTGGCGGGCACCACCGACGCGGCCGGCGGCGAGTGCGTCACCTTCGTCGTGATGAACCCCGGCGACTACGCCACCCTCAACAACACCTTCATCGGCATCGAGCAGATTCATCAGGTCCCGCAGCTCGGCAATGTCATGTCGATGGATACGGCGGTGCGGTCGTCCTTCACGAACCTCGTCGTTTCCGGCGTTCCCATTTTCTCCGACCACTTCTGTCCCAAGGGCGAGATATTCGGCATCAACGTCAAGTACACCTCGATGTACATGTCCGAGGACGCCGCCTTCGACTTCAGCGGGTTCTACTCGTTGGTGCCGCTGGGCCAGATGGGCCAGCAGGGCGTGGTCGTCGTCGGGTACGACATTCTTTCCGCCAAGTCGGTTTCCGGCTTCCACGGCTACAACTTGCAGGGCGCTGCATTCTAACAGGAGACTTGGATGCCAGGTAATCTTTCAGGTCCCGGGGTAGGTCTTCCGATCCCGCAGAACCTCTACCCGTCGCAGCTTCAGAACGCGCCTGCCGATCCGTCGAGCAACCGGCTTGGACTGGCGCCGGGCGAGGTTTTCGTCATCCCCGCCGGTGACTGGATCATCAGCCTCGGGATGTACAACGTCCTCCAGTTTCTGGATCCGGTTAACAACACGTGGGCGTTCGGTTCGGGCTCGGCGCTCAATCGCGGCGCAATTCTGGTGTCGGCCGACGGCTTTACCGTCCGCGTCGCCAACCTGACTGGCTGTGTGGTCAGCGCCTCGGTGGCCAACGCCGGCACCGGTTACGTGCAGGCAACCACCACCATTACCGCCGTCGGCACCTTCGCCGGTGCGGCTCCGACCCTGCTGCCGATCGTCGGTGGGGCGCTCAACATTTCCGGCGGCACGCTGGTCGCCAACGGTGCCGGCTATGGTGTGGCGCCGATTGTCATGATCCCGCCGCCCCCGCAGGCGCAGAACAACGCCAACGGCGTCGGCGGTATCCAGGCATCGGCGATCGCGGTGATCGCCAGCGGCACGGTGTCCTCGGTGTCGATCACCAACCCGGGCGCCGGCTACCCGACCGCTCCGGTCGCGGTGATCGTGCCCTCGCCGTTCGATCCCAACCTCTCGGTCGGCATCACCAATGCCACCGTGGCCTTCACGCTGGCTTCTGCCGGTCTGATCATGGGCGCGCTGGTCACCAACCACGGCTCGCCGCTCAACAACGGCTCGCTGGCGTCGATCACGCTGACGGTCGGTGGTGCGGGCAATTCCGGGTCGCTGACGGCCAACGTCATGCAGACAGTGGTGTCGTCCTCGCTGAGCACCGCAGGGGTCGGGTACACCACGGCCATGATGACGACGGCGGGCGGCGGACCGGTTGCGGGTGCGATCGCCAACTCGCCGGAAGCCAGCTTCCTTGCGTGGCTGCCGCGCCCGGCGAACATCGTCTACGGCGCGTCGGTCAGTGTGGGCACCCCGGCGACCGTTTACGATGGCGGGCTGTTCCTCTCGGCGCCGACGATCGTACAAATTCCCACGCCTTTCCCGGCTGCTGGCGCGTTCACGCTGGCCACGCCGACGAACGTCATGGGCAGCAAGTTCGACATCGCCATCATCCAGCCGGGACCGTAAATGGCGACCTACAGCCAGTCCCTGACGGGGGTGAGCGCGAATGCGCGCTACAACGTCGCCAAGGTGATGACGGTACCGGATACCGACATCGCCGGCAACGCCGTCGCGATCGGCAACGCCAATGCGGTGGGTGCGCAGCAGGGTGCGATGATGCGCAACGACTACCTGCTGACCAAGGGCCCGGACGGGCTGTTCAGTTATCATGTGATCGACGCCGAACGGTCCATCCTGCCCAACTACATCGTCCTGCGGAAGGTGTAGGCTGCTCGGCAAAGGAGTTTTGCTTTGCTCACAGCCTACCTCGCACAGACTCGTCGCCTCCTGCAGCTTCCCGGTTCGCAGTCGACGGGGTTGTACGCCGATTCGGATCTGACTTACTTCGTCAACGTCGCTCGCGGCCAGATCGCCGGTGAGGGCGAGTGCATCCGGGTGATGGCGACCATCCCTACGGTGGCCGCGCAGAATGTCTACCGCTTCCAGGACGCTGCTCTTGGCGTCCCCGCGACCACCGGCGTGCAGGGTATCATCAACATCCGGAGCATGAGCTACCAGGTCGGTCAGGGCGCGCTGTGGATGACGCCGCGGCCATGGCCGTGGTTCTCGCTGTATGAATTGAACACGCCGGTGCCTTCTTCCGGTCCCCCGACCGTGTGGGCGCAGTTCGGCCAGGGCGCGGCGCCGAGCGGCGTCGCCAACACCTCGATCAATGGCGGCAGCTTCTATCTCTCGCCAATTCCCGATGACGTCTACACGCTGAACCTGAACTCGGTCTGCTATCCGCAGGCGCTGGCGCTGGACACTGATGTGGAGGCGCTGCCGTATTTCTGGACCGACTGCGTGCCGTTCTTTGCCGCCTACTTTGCCCTGATGTCCGCGCAGACCAACGCCCGAATGGCGGAAGCCGCCAATATGTACAAGGGCCACTACGAAGAATTCATGGACCGCGCGCGCAAGCAGTCCAACGCTTCGACCAACCGCTGGCAGTATGACGGCGCCGGAGATCCCGCGCAGGGTCCGAAGATGGGGATTTCCAAGGCAGGTGGGCAGTGAGCACCATCAATTGGCAATTCTACAGCAAGGCGGTGCAGCGCTTCCTGCGCGAGCAAAAGCAGGAATTCGAGAACCCTGCCGATCTGCTTGAGTACATCAACATCGCCCGCCGCGAGGTTGCCGGCCGCACCCAGTCGGTGCGCCGCCTGACGCCCATTTCCGGCCAGATTGTCGGTGCGCAGGTGACCGCGGGCGGCACCGGCTACGTGCATCCCATTGCCAACATCACGACGCCCGATTGGGCCAGCGGGGCGCCGCCAAACCCCAACGGGCGGCAGGCGGTCATCAACCTGACCCTCTCGGCAGGCGTGGTGACCGGCGCCGATGTCGCCGACGGCGGCGACGGCTATTTTCAGCCGGTCATCACGGTGGTTGATGCCAACGGTCCGGGCACCGGGGCGGTCGTGGTGCCGACGGTGTCGCCGATCAATGTGCTCAACGGCGGACAGGAGGTCTACAATTTCAGCGACATCAATGTGGCGATCTGGCCGGGTGTCGATGTGGTGCACGCCGTCAAGTCGGTGTCGATCGTCTACGCTCAGTACCGCTACTCGGTGCCGATGTACGCCTTCTCGGTCTACCAGGCCATGGTGCGCAATTATTCGACGGCGACCTATCAGTACGTCCCGTCCTTTGGTGCGCAGTACGGCCAGGGCGCCGGCGGGTCGTTTTATCTGTACCCCCCGCCCAACAGCACCTACCAGATGGAATTCGACTGCTTCTGCCTGCCGCAGGATATGCGGCTCGACAATTCCATCCCCGAGGTGATCCCGCAGCCGTGGACCGACGCCGTCAAGTACATGGCCGCGCAGCTTGCCTACATGGAGCTCGGCAATTTCAACGCCGCGCGCTACTACGAGGATCAGTTCGACAAGCGCACGCTCGGCTATTCGACGCAGGCCCGCCCGGGGCGTAGTACAAATCAATACGGGCGGTACTGATGATCGAAGCCCAGCCCCCCGCCGGCGAACAGTCCAACCCGTACACCCCTGCCGGTCCGCCCGACCCGCTCGTCTTTGAGGACTTCGAGGGCATCAACACCGCGACCACGCGCGCCGGTGTCGAGGACAAGAAAGCCTACTGGCTTGACGGTTTCATGCCGCTCGGCCCGAAGCGCAACCTGCGCACCATGTACGGCATCGGTCCCGCACTGTTCACGCTGACCGGCGGCAGTCGCGTGGTGTTCTTCGACTTCTTCAACATCGGTTCGACGCCCTACATGCTCGCCGTGACGTCGCTGGGTGGTATCTACGCGGTCAACACCAATACTTCCAGCTCGAACCTGATCGCCGCCAACGGCACGATCTCCAATCCGGCACGCGCCGCGGTCGGCTTGACTCAATACGGCAGCAAATACGTCCTCATCGTCGCCCAGCAGACCAACGGCTATTTCATCTGGGACGGCACGACATTTTACGCTCCCGGTGCATCGTTCTCGGGCGGCACGATACCGACCGCTATCGGCGGCACCGCGATTGAGACGTATCAAGGCCGCGTGTGGATCGCGAACGGCCCGACGATCACCTATTCGGCGCCCGGCTCGGTCTACGATTTCAGCTCTGCTGACGGCGGCGGCAGTTTCGCGTCCACCGATTCGTTCCTGCGTGTCTCGTACATTCAGCTGAAACAGACCAACGGCTTCCTCTATCTGATCGGCGACTCGTCGGTCAATTATATCTCGGGCGTGCAGACGTCGGGCACTCCGCCTGTGACGACGTTCACCAACTCGAACGTCGATCCGGAAGTGGGCTCGCCGTGGCCCGCCACTGTCGATGTGTTCGATCGCAACATCCTGTTTGCCAACGCCTTCGGCGCGCATGTGTCCTACGGCGGGGCGGTGACGAAAATCAGCGAAGTGCTGGACGGCGTCTACAACTCGGTTCCGAATTTCGGCAATATCACACCGTCGGCCGCCAAGGCGATCATCTTCGGCAAAAAATGCTGGATCCTGCTCCTGCCGATTATTGACCCCGTGAGCGGGCAGCAGGTGAACAAGCTGCTGCTGTGGAACGGCAAGAATATCTGGTGGGCGTGCCAACAGGAAGTGGCGCTGTCGTATATTCAGCACCAGGAGATCAACTCGGTGCTGACTGCTTACGGAACATCGGGCGCGGCCGTCTATCCGCTTTTCGCCCAGCCTTCGACCGGGTTCAGCAAGACAGCACAGACGAAGTTGTGGGACGCGCCAGGTGGCTACCAGCTAATAAAATGGGTCAATCGCCTATGGGGCATCGTCAAATTCTATAGTGCGCTGGCGGCAAACATCAGTGTATCGATCGACAACGAGATCAGCTCCATAGCCAACGCTATCTCGATCGCTTCCAACCTCGCGACGTGGACTACTCCAAGTGGCGCGCTGTCGACGTGGACCACGCCGGCTGGCGCGGTTTCGACGTGGACGGCGGGTGGCGGATCGGCCTTCTCCGTGCTGGCGCCCGAGGCGGTTGCAGGGCAAGGTGTGCTGATCGGCTTCACCTTGACGACCAACGCTGCCGATATGACGCTGGTGACGATGATGATTCAGGCGAACATAGCTGCGTACCGAGGGTAGCGGATGGCTTACAGCATTACCCAGTTCGAGAACAACCTGACCAACCCGCTGCAGGCGCTCGACAATAATTTCACGACGTTCGGCGCGCTGGTGCCGATCCCCTGCAGCGTTGCCGGTACGAACACGCTGACGCTGACCCAGAACGCCGCGTCCGTGGTGCCGACCCCGACGATCTCGGGCTACACGACCAACATGTTCTTCACCGGCGTCGCAGCCGCGACGAACACCGCCTCGGTGACCGCGACGGTGGGCGCCGCGGGCGCGCTGACGGTCTACAAGGACGGCCCGACCGGCCCGGTGGCGCTGTCCGGAGGCGAGATTGTCGCCGGCAACGCCATTTCGCTGATTTACGACGCCGCTCTGGCGTCCGGTGCGGGCGGGTTCCATCTGATATCGAACACCGCGCTGAATCAGACGCAGCTCAACCCGTCTTCGGTAAAAATCGGATCCGCCAGCGGCAATTCGACGATCACCAACCTGCTTTCCGGCTCGATCTCCCTGACGTTCACCGCCACGCCGGGCTGGTCGTCGCAGGATCAGACCTTCACACTGACCGGCCTGCCGCCGTCGATCCCCGCGCCCGGCGACTTCGTCCAGATCAGCCCGCCGTCGCTGCCGTCGGCCGGCGCGGCGTACTGGGGCATGTGCACCGCGATCGGCTCGCTGTCGTCCACCTCAAGCGTGGCGACCATGAACGTGCGGCTGGTCAACTCGGCCTCGGCGTCGCTGGCGTCGACCGCGGGTGTTTACCGGTGGTGGGCTGAAAGGACCGTACCATGAGCGGGCTGGCGTCGCTCTACAACGTCCCGTCGACCGACCAGGAACGGTCCCAGTGGTCGTTCGCGCACATGGCGCACCATCGCGACATCAATTTCAAGATTTACCAGCTGATCGACGTGGCATTACCAGAATACCTGCTCGACCCGCTCGACCCGAACGATACCGGCACCTGGGAGTATCAACATCAGCTGATGCATGATAATCAGAACCAGCTGTTGGGCATTCAAGGGCAGGATCTGACCGGCGTGGACTGGAAAAACCAGCAGATTTTGGCGGCTTGGATCTTCTTAAATTCGAGCGAACATTATCAGGCTTCGTCGATATTGGAGATAGGGTAGACATGGCGGATGTAGCAGTCAAGGAAGTCCCCCGCGAGCCGGCCACCGTGCGGCGGTTCGAGACCGCCGACCTCAACACGCACGGCCCGTGGCTGCTGAAGCGCTTTCAGGCGAAATTCCCGGCCTTCACCGAGCGCGAGATCGCCGGCTACCTGTCAGGCATGATCTACAACAACGAGCACCTGTTCCTTTATCAGGACAACGCGGTCACGCTCGCGCAGATGACGTTCTCGGCCGGTATCCGGCCCGAGCGAGTGGTGCAGGAGCGATTTGTCTGGGTGCGCGATCGCAAGGATCAGGATCAGTTGGAAGCCGCCGCCGACTTCTATACCGAGATCAAGACCTGGGCGAAGCGGCAGGACGCCCAGCGCATCATCGTCTGCGAGGATTCGGACATTCCCAAGCCGCTGATCATTGCCCGGATCGGACGCATCTTCGACACCGCGATCTGCCATGTGAGGATGTGATGGACGCTGATTCAGCGGAGATTTATCCCACTGACGATTCCCGACGGCAAATTATCCGACGGGCCGTGCCAGAAGATTTGTCGAGACTGCTCGACATCATGGATCCGTGCTACCCCGGACGGAGCATCCGCCGAGGCGCAAGGTGGATCGCTTGGCACATCAATAACCCGGATTCGATTGTGCTGCTGGGCCCCGCTTCTGTCAGCATCGGCTGTATCGCGACAAGATTTGGGTATGAGAAAGTAGCCCGGATGGAAGTTCTATGCACGACGAAAGGCAAAGCTACTGCAATCGAGCCCCTGCGGCATATGCGGATTATGACTGCTTGGGCGCGAGAGCATAATCTGCCGCTTCACATCGCTTCGGACACCGGTGTCGATTTAGGGCCTATAGCGAGGCGCTTGGGCGGGCGCGAGATACCCACTACCCCGCGGTATTTGGTAGGGATTTGATCATGTGCGATGTTGGTTCTGGTGATGATTCTCCTTCTTTCGACGGGGGCGGCGGGTACGTACCCGCCGCAGGCCCAGGGTTATCGTCGGACTACAACTATTCGTCGCCGATTGCCGGGATCGACCCATCAAGTTTTTCGGGCGCAGCGCCTGCAGCGGGCGATAGCGGCGGGTCGGCTGTGCCGGGGGTGGTCAATAGCGCGTTTGACATCAACAGTATCGGCTCCGGAGGGAACACACCGTTTGGCTTTGCCGGTTCCGGCTCGTCGGTTGCCGGTTCCGGCTCGTCGATTGCCGATATGGCAAACGCCGCGGTTTCCAGTGGGACCAGTAACGGCCTCGATTTTTCCTCCCTGTTTTCGGGCGGCAGCGCGGGCGGCGGCCCCGGCGTGCTCGACCCTTCGGTTTCAGCTCCGACACAACCCACTTCGATCGGCGGTGTGACCAGTTCGAATCCGCTCGACGCGTTTGCATTGGCGCCGGGTGGGGCGAACAATCCCGCGGTGCAGGGGGCTGCCGGGTCAGTTTCGCCGGGCGGCGCGAGCGCTGGCGCCCTCGCTGGCTCCGCAGGCGTCGGCGGCTTTGATCCAACTTCGCTTGACGCGCAAGCGGTTAATAATTCTGTCAACAACCCGGGGACCGGTTCTCCGACGAACATCACGCCTTCGTCTTCGCAGTCCCCGACTATTGACACCCTGCTTGGTAAACCGCCAGCGGCCAATAGCGGCTCGGGCGGCACAAGTTCTGGAATCTCGTCGCTGCTTGGCAACAGCCCGCTGACCTCTATCGCTTCGATCGCTGGTCTTGGTTACAACATTTATCAGGGACAAAAACAGACGGCGAACCAGAATGCGTTGACCGCCGCTGCGCAGCAGCAGGCAGCGACCGGGCAGCAAGCGTTCAACGCTGGCGCTCCGATCGCGACAGCAAACGCCAGCACCGGGCAACAGATCACAGCTCAGGGACAGGCCCTGCAGCAGTATTTGACGACTGGCCAGCTGCCGCCGAACTACCAAGCCCAAGTTGACCAGGCGATCAACTCGTACAAGCAGCAGGCGATCTCGGCGGCGGTTGCGAAAGGGCAGCCGGGCGATCCAAACATGAACTCGTCGCTGGCTCAGACGCTGGCAGGCATCGACCAGCAGCGCGCGACGTTGACCGCCAACCTCGCCACCACCCTGTTCAGCGCCGGCTCGGCCGACATCTCCGCCGGCGGCGCGCTGTCCTCATCGTCCGCGCAGTCCCTGCTCGGCGCCGGCCAGAACGCGTCCGGCCTGTCCGCGCAGCTCTATCAGACGCTGGTGCAGAACGACACCACGCAGGCGGCCAACACCGGCAAGGCGATCGCCTCGCTGGCGGCGGCGCTCAATAGCAAGGGCTCGAACACCGGGACCACGGCGACCTCGTAAATGGCCGACACCCAGACCCAAGACCCGCCCTCCGCCAGTTCTCCGTTCGACGCGGGAGCGGCGCCCGTCGCTAACCTCGCAGGCTCCAGTGCATGGGGCTCATCGATCGCCTCGCTTGCCGGTAGCGGGGATGACAGAGAGATGTCCGGGCTGATCTCGGGCCTGCGCGACCTGCAGCGCAAGAAGCTGCAGAAGGACGACGAGATGACCGTCCAGATGAACGCCACCATGGCCAAGGACAAGGAGATTCGCGAGAAGGCGTTCGCACAAGAAGGCGTCGACATCGCCGAGATGCCGCAAAAGTGGGATGCGGACAAGGAGCATAAGAAGTTCGAGACCAACCCGATCGAGGGCTTCGGCTCGCTCGGCGGCATGTTCGCCATGGTCGCTTCCGCGTTCACCAAGGCGCCGATGGAGAACGCCATCAACGGCATGGCCGGTGCGATCACCGCGATCAAGGACGGCAAGGAGCAGGACTACCAGCGCGCGTTCACCGCGTTCAAGGAGAACGTCAAGCTCGCCGACCAGCGATTCAAGATGCAGCACGGACTTTATACCGACGCGCTCAGCCTCGCCCAGACCGACATGGCGGCGATGGAAGCGAAGATGCGCAACGCCGCGGTGCGGTTTGGCGACCAGCACGTCCTGATGCTGGCCGACCACGGCATGGTCAAGGAAATCTACGAGTTGCAGGAGGCCCGCGCCAAGGCGCACGAGCAGATGATGAAGTCGACGGAAGCTCTCACCGAGCACCGCATGCGGCAGGACGTCTACGACCTCATGACCAAGGAGATTCCGCAGGGCCTGCCGCCCGCGATCGCAGCGGCGCACAAGCTGGCGGCGTGGAACAAGGCGCATGACGTCAAGGACACCACGACGCCGGAGCAGGCGGTCGCCGGCCGGCTCATCAACGAGAACCCGCAGGCGACGGGCCAGGAACTGGCCCAGATATTCAGGGACAACGGCGTCCAGGTCGGTCGGCAGCCCGAGCGCGACCGCCTCATGGAGGAGCGCATCTACTACGAGGAGCAGGCTATCCGTGACCGCGAGGGGCGCGAGCCGACTGCTGCCGAGAGCGCCAAGATCCGGGAGAGTGCTGCGGCCATGGGGCGAGCGCCGACGGGCACTGGTCCGGGCGGCGTCACCAACATGGGCAAGGAGCAGGCGCTGGCGGTCGAGGAGGAGATGAAGAAGGACCCCAAGCTGTCGCGCGTGGAAGCCATCGAGAAGGTCAAGCGCGCGGCTTCCACCCCGTCAGGCAACCGCCTCGACGATCTCTCGAGCAAGATCGACCAGACCGACAACATCATCCGGGGCTCCGAGAAGCAGCTGGACTTCCTGCACACCTTCAAGGGCGGTGCCGGCCTGATGGGCAAGATCATGCGCGGCGAGGAAATCGCGTCCAACATCGTCGGCGCCGGCACCCAGTCGGAGCGCGTGGAGTTCAGGCGGCGGGTGCACGAGTTGCAGGAGATGGTGCCGCGCATCATCACCGACAGTAATGGGCGCCCGTTGAAGTCCGCGCAGGACAAGGTCGACGACTTCGTTGCCGGTCTCAACGCGGGCGACACCGGACCCAACACCATCAGGGCCTATGAAGAACTCATCGCGGAGATGCAGAAGCGCCAGGCCGACTATCGCGCACGGCGGAGCGGCGGCTTCAGCCCCGATGCCGCATCGTCCGGGGCCGGCGCACCGGCGGCGACCGCGAAGACGGAAGGCAAGCGGCCTCTGTGGGAAAGCGCGCCGATTGATTCTGGAGCAGGCGGAAAACAGTCCAGCGCTTCCGAGGCGCCGCCGGTCGAAGGTGCCCGGAAGGCGCCCGACGGTAGCTGGTACGTGAACGACCCTGACCGCCCCGGAAAATTTCTGAAGGTAATGGTATCATAGTATGGAAATGATCCCCGTCGACCATGATCCGTTTGCTCACGGGGTGAAACCTCTTCAGATAGACCCGCTGATCGGCGCGGAATCCAAGCTGGGGCTGACGACGTTCGGTGCGGCGCCGATGCGACAACCGAAGCTGGAACGGGTCGAGCATGATCCTTTTACTAAGGAACCTGCGTCACCCGCCCTTACGAAGCTGGAGCGGGTCGAGCACGACCCTTTCAAAGAAGCACCGGCACCCGATCTTGCGAAGCTGGCGCAGTTTGAACGGCTGGAGAAAAAGGGAGCTCCGGAAAACATCACCCGCGTGATTACCGGGCTGTACCGCGACGAAAGCGGTCAAGTGCGCGTGATGGGATCGAAAGAAGAACCCAAATCAAAAATAGCGGCCGAGCAGCAGATGCCGCGCATCGAAACAAAACCGACACTTCAGGCAGAAACCAAAGTGCCTGAGATGAAGTACCCGCCCAAGATCATCGCTCACGCGAGCGCTCAACCGGAGTTCGTTCGCCAGGTCGAGGGGTTCTACCAAAAGCTGCCAGAGTTTCCGCAGCGCGTTTTGCGTGACGGCGGCAGCGGCGTGTACATTGGGGAAAAGCTTACTGACCACAGCCCGTGGCTGGCAGGGCAGACCCCGCGAGGCTGGCCGGCAGGGACGTCGTGGGAAAATGCGGAAGGGCTGGCGCGCAACGGCGACGTTCATATCGCCAGGACTCGCCTGGATCGTTTTAGCCGGGAGTGGGTTCCCACGCACCGAGCAGAAGGCGTGTATAACCACGAGACGGGACACGCTTTCGACTTCCACAATGATTGGCTCAGCTCGCGAGATAGGTTTTTGAAGGAATACAAGCGGGACCGGGACAAGATAGTGTTCGACAACGAGCACGCACAGGATTTAGCCTATTATTTGCAGCGAGAAGACGCGGGACCAAAAGAAGCGTTCGCGGAAGTTTTTGCGCAGATAATCGGGCCGGGCAGCCAAGGTGAACTGGTGCTCCAGCATTTTCCGCGCGTCGAGGCTTACATGAGAGACCTGCTGAGCAGAGGGATCAAGTGATGGCAGAAACGTGGTTCTTCAACATGGATGGCGATAACGTGCGACTTCGGTCGCAGGTCCAGGGCGACGGCATGATTGGCGATGCTTTCTCGGAGTGCGCGCCGGGCGGCTCGATCCTGAACCTGTCGTATGCAGATCTGGCAAGCCGCAAGAGCGGTAGGGTCACCATCACAGATGGCGTCGCGCGCATCGAGCCTCAACTACAGCCGGTCGAGCACAATCCGTTTGCAGGGACCAGATGAGCGACACGGATTTCGATACGGAAGCAATGCGAACCGGTGATCCCGGCACGGCGCTTGCCATGGAGCAAGGCAAACAGGTGCTGCGCCCCGAATTGCCGAAGATTTCAGGCGATGAGGACTACTTGAAATTGCCGCATGGCAAAGCCTTCATCGGTCCGGACGGGCAGACCCATTACAAGCCGATCCGCGCCGGCAAGGAAGGCGACCAGGATTACATCGCCCTCGAGGAAGGTGAGCGCTTCGCCGACCCCCAGGGCAACATGCGCACCAAGCCCAAATACGAGGGTATCGATTTCTCGCCGCAGATGCTCTACGATATCGCTCATTCCGACAAAGGCCGCAAGAAAGCGCTAGAAAAATATTACCCGGGCAAGGTCAAGGAAGACCCCAACGGCGGCTTCTACATCGAGGACGAGGACGGTAAGCTACGGAAGCCCAGCCGGGGGCTGAGCAAGTTTACCGCCGGTGCCGCATCGGAAGCTATCCCCATGGTGCTGTCGGGTGGTGGCGCCCTGCTGGGCGGTGCGGTCGGTACTTTGGCTGAACCTGGCGGGGGTACGTTTGTCGGGGGTGCGGCTGGCGGTTACGGCGGCGGCTACATGGGTCAGCGGATTAACGACATTTTCGCTCAGTTGGCAGGCGTCTATGACCCGGAAGGCGGTGAGGCCAACGCACGGATGTCTGGTTATGCTGGCGCATTAGGCGACGTTGGCGGCCGAGCGATCGCAGCGGCCGCGCCCGCAGTCAAGGAAATCGTGGGTGCGGGGAGCCGCGGTGCGGCCAAGACGACGGCCAAGTTCCTGGGCGCTAATCCGGAGAAGCTGGAAACCACGCTGCCGATCGCCGAGAAAGGCGAGCAGCCCGGCGCCGGCCCCTTTGGCCTATCCAAGCCGGGCACCGCGGTGTCGCCGTCGGCGATATTCGAATCCTCGCCGCATCTGACCAACGTCGCCGAGACCTTGCAGCAGAAGTTCGACGCCTCCGACACCTACCTGCAAAATGCCGAGAAGTTCATGGACAAGCGCGCCAAGGACATCCTGGCGCACAAGGACATCGGCAGCATCGTGGAGGACTCGCTGGTGCACCCCAAGGCGGCGGTGTCGACCGAGGAGGCGGGCTCGCTGCTCAAGGAGTCGGCGCGGCTGCGCGCAGTCAACCAGTCGGTCGAGGCCGACCGGCAGTTGGCGGAAGCGCTCGCCAACCGGCGTGCGGCGGTCGAGGCCAAGCACGCGCCTGACATCGAGGCGCATCGCGCCCGCAACGAGAGCGTGATCAAGACCGCCACGCAGGCCAAGACGGCAGCCGACAACCTCGTCAACGAGGGCTTCCAGGCGATCGAGAAGCAGGCCAACGACGCCATCCGGGTGGCCCAGGTCGGACATAACGCCGGCGACCTTTGGCGCACGGTGGCGGAGAGCTTTGTCGGCCTGCGCAAGAGCATCGGCGTGCGGGCGAGCAAAATGTACGAAGACGCCGAGACGGCATCGGGCGGGCTGGTGCCGCCGGGAGCTAACGGACTATCGGTGCCCGCATGGCGTCTGCTGGATGAACTGCCCGAGGGCTTTGAGTCGTTGCACCCCTCGATCGTCAAGAAGCTGCGCGACATGGCGGGGCTCAAGGACCCTAAGACCGGTGAATGGGTCAAGGAGCCAGTCGATGCAACGTGGGTGCAGTTGCACAATCTGCGCTCCCAGATTCGGCAGGACATCAAATGGAATGACCTTCCATCTGACATCAAGAACGGTACGCTCAAGCACCTCGACGGCAAGATCAGTGAAGTGCTGCACCCGCTTGAAGCAGGCGCGCATCCGAATATCAAGGAAGCCTCCCAGCTCCTCAAGTTGGCCGACGCCTTCTACCGCGAGAACATGGGGCCGCTGAACAACCAGCAGATCAAGTCGCTGGTCAAGGCGCTCGACAGCGGCCTGCAGGCCGATCCCAAGGCGCTGCTGAAAGCGACTATCCGCGAGGGCAAGACCGAAGTCGCCGAGACCATCAAGAAAACCGTCGGCCCGCAAACCTGGGACGCCATGCGCGCGGCCGACGTGCAGGACATGCTGCAATCCTCGCGCATGACCGACGGCAGTATTGACGCCATGAAATTCGCCAAGCAGGTCGAGGACCGCTTCCAGAACGGCGTGCTCGGCGTGCTGCACGGGCCGGCCGGCGAGGCCCGCCTGCGGCAGCAGGCCAACTACATCCAGCAACTGCGTGGCAAGATGCCGATCACCCCGCGCCCGGGCGACACCGCCAACGACATCATCCTGCGCGCTCGTGCCGCGGCGGCGGACGCCGAGAACCTGGCCAAGACCGACCCGCTCAAGGCCATGAACAACGAGATGCGCAAGGTGGAAGCGGCGGTCAAGCGGGAGCTGGCGGCCGGCCGCAAGCCCGACCCCCTCGCCTTTCTCAACGAGAGCACCGTTGGCGCCAACAAAGCGGTCGACCGCATCCTCGGCGACCCTGACCTCATCGTGGCGGCCTCCCGCGCCTTCCCGGGCGGCGAGAAGTCGGCCGAATTCCAGCTGCTGCGGCAGGTCTGGACCCAGCGCTTCCTGAGTGAGACGCTGGAGCCCGGCGAGCGGCTGGCGGCGACCTCCAAGGAGATTCAGGAGCTGATGTTCCCGGGCGTCACGCTCGACGACATGCACATGCTGGCCAAGGAGATGAAGCTCTTGATGTCCGGCGCCACCGTGCGCGGCGGGGACAACATGGGTGGCTCGATGATGGCGCAGGCGGCGGTCGAGAACCCGGCTGGCCGGATCTCGGGGCTGGGCAAACTGGCGGGCCCGGCCAAGCTGATCCCGGGCAGCAACTTCGCCATGCGCGCCGGGCTAACCGCCTACTATAACACCGTGCGCGGGCTCCTGACCTCCCCCTCCACATTGCGCTGGCTGCGGAAAGGGCTAACATCCCGGGATCCGGAGGCCAAGGCCGCCGCGCGCGCCGAGTTGCGGGCTGCCCTGCAGCGGGGCGGGGCGCAAGGGGCCATGATCGGGCAGGGCATTAACCAGTGGGCGGGCGGCGAGAACCAGCAATGAGCGACTTTCTGGACGAATACGAGGGCCTGGCCGCCGAGCTCGCCAAAGAGGCGCGGGCGGCTTCGGTCGCTTTCGGCGACAAGATCGACGCCCTGAAGGCGCTGACCCCCTTCTACGTCTACAAGATGAAGAACATGAAGCCGGTCGACGACAGCGCCGACATGACGTTCGACCGCTTCCAGCGCGACATCCACGCCACGGAGAACTGACATGGCCAAGGAAAACCCCGGATTCGAGATTGTTGGCGGCACCGAGGTCGAACAGCCTCCGGCGCCGGCCGCCAACGGCCTCCACATCGCCATGCTGACGATCGCCCTCAAGGCGCTCAGCCAGCGCGCGCTGACCGCAGCAACCGACCTGTTCACCCTGATCACCGTCGCCGGTGCCTTTTACCTCTGGTACCTGACGCCCGACCCCAACGACAAGCAGATCATTTCGCTGTCGATTTATGCGGCGTTCACGCTGGCGGCCAACTGGATCGTGAGGCGGAAGTGATGAAGAAGGTACTGCTTGGCGCGGCAGCGCTGCTATGGGCCGTCCCGGCGCTGGCGCAGGTCCAGCAATCCGGCACTGTCACCGCTCGGCACCCCGCCTACTGGGTGACCTCGGGCGCGATCGGGGATCCCGGCGGGGCTACCGACAGCGCGCTGTCCAGCCTCGGCGTCACCAACGAGGGCGGGCCCGGGCTCTGCGTCTCCAGCCAGCGGGCATCGGCCGCCGGCCGCCAGCAGTTGTGCCTGAGCACGGGGACCTCGACCGGCGCCACCATCTCACTGACCAATCTCGGCACCGCGCCCTCGGCGCCGCTCAGTTTTGTCATCGACGGGACGACCTATCCGTTCCCCGGCTCGCTGGCCAACATCACCATCGGGACCACGCCAGTTATCAGTGGCACAACCGGACTGTGCCTGTACGTGACGGGCGGCGTCGTGGGACAGCAGAACTGCACGCTGTCGGCCATCACCTCTTTGACTGGCGATGTCACGGCAACCGGGCCCGGACCGTCCATCGCGACGCTTGCCGCTTCCGGTGTTGCCGCCGGCACTTACGGATCAACAACTTTAGTCCCTATCATCACCGTGGATGCCAAGGGGCGAATCACCGCTGTCACCACTACTGCTCCCGGCATCACGGTCGGCAGCACGGTCGTCAGTTCCGGCATTACCAACGGGTTGCTGTACGCCAACGGCAGCGTGCTAGGTAACCTGGCTACCGGCAATAGCGGGGTGCTGGTTACCAGTGCCGGCGGCGCACCTTCCATTGCGACGACACTTCCTTCCGGGTTGTCGATCCCGTCCCCCACTTTTACGGGAACTGAGACCTTCCCCGATGCCGCAACGTGGACTTCCAGCGGCATCAGTAAAGCGGCAGCTCTTAGTGTCGGCAGCGCTACGCTTCCCGCGGGCGGTAATGTCAGCATTAGCGGCGCGTACCAGATCAACGGCACTCAGATTTCCGCGACGAGTGCTTTGAGCGATGGAAAGACTGGCACAGGAGCCCTTGCCGGATCGATAGGGCCTACGATTAGCGGCAATTGGGCAGGAAATGCCACATTTTCAGGAAACATCGTTCACAGCGGACAGTTAAGCGCGACGGGCACCTCGGCGCCTGCTTCGGCGGGCGGCCAAGTCTACGTTATGGGCACGATCGCGGTACCCACGTTATCCAATACCGGACAGGGCGCTATCTACGACACGGTGGTTGGCGGGTTGATGCTACAAGGAGACGGATCGACCTCGGACTTCACGCTGGCCAACAAGGCGGGCACTACGGTCTTTACGGTGCCGACCGGGACGGCCAAGCTGAATTTCCCCGGGCTTGTGTCCGGCACTTGTTCCAGCGGCCTCGCGCTTGATTCCGGAGGAAACCTGGTCGAGGACTCATGCCCTGGTGCGGCGGCGGCCATCCAAGTCGGTACTACCACAGTCAACAGCGGCACCAACAACTTCGTGCTGACTGCGGGCGCTGGTACTTTGGCCAACGTCACGGAAGCCAGTCTCCTGACTGCTGGCACCGGCATCACGATCACCGGGACGACGACCGCGACGATCGCGGTAACCGCGCCCGTTTCAGTTTCGGCCACGATCGCGGTACCGAGTCAAACGACCAGCACGACCTTCGTTCAGATGGGGCTCGGAACCTCTTGTAAATTTACGCCTACCCAGACCGGTACCGTTCTAATATTCATAAATGGCACGCTAACGAACAATACGATCAGCGACGTCACCAGGGCGGAGTTGACCTACGGTACCGGAACGGCACCTTCGAACGGCGCCGCTCAGACCGGGACGGCCATCGCGGTAACGAACAACTTTTCTGCGCTGGCGGCAAACGCTCAGACCCCGTCTACCTTGGCTTATGTAATTTCGGGTCTAAGCCTAAGCACGGCGTATTGGTTCGACGCTGCGGTAGATGTTAACGCCGGGACCGGAGGTTACAGCGGCACCAACGTAGGATGCTCTGCGTTCGAACTTCCGTAGGGAGAAGAAATGACTAATGTTTTGCAAACCGTAACTGTGTGGTCCTCGTTAGGCGGTCCATCACTTCCTGCATCAACTGGACAGATACTTGATCAAGTCTCAGCGCAGGCCGTGATCTCCGCCAACATCGCATCCGCTCCGAGCGAGGGCCTTATAGTCAACGCTGACAATTCAATTACCGATCCCGTTAGCGGCATCACGATATTGCAGTGGTTCGTTACCGCCGATCCGTTCTACGACGTTCCGCTGCATCCTTTATGCGGCGGGTCCCCTCCAGTTCCTGCCACTATCGCACCGCAGACATGGGGCGCCGGCACGCTCAAGATTTTCTCGGTTGGTCAATCGCATGCCACCAATGCGGGTCGCTTTCGTGCTACGGCGCGCGGGATTGGATCGTGGGAGGGCTGCTATGCTGCCGGCCACTACTACGCCATGAGCGACCCGGTGCCGTTTGCGGACGGGACGGACGGCAGTATCTGGCCACACTTCGCAGATGCGGCGATCGGCGCGCTCCTGCCGAACGGCAGTAATTGTAACCGGGTTGTCGTCGGCGGCTATCCTCGTGGCGGCGCATCGGTCGTTGATTTCATGACCGGAGGTGTCTACAGCGCGGCCATGGTTGCGGAGGCGGCCTCGTATCTAAGCATCGTCGGGCAGCCTACATTTACCCACGTCTGTCAGGGTCCAGCGGACGTCGGCATGCCGGCTACAACTTGGGTCAATAATTGGCTTGCGGTAATCGGCATCTTGCGCGGCATTGGCATGACGTCGCCTATCATGGTCGATACAGACACGATCTGCAATTTCCGTGACTCGACCACTCCGGCACCAAATACGGCGTCGAATCGAACGGCTGCGGACCTGATCGCGATCGAGGTCAATCGCCAGATTATGAGATCAGCCCAGGCAACGCTCGGCAGCTACAATGCCAACTTCCGACCCGGCGCCAATATCGACCTAATAGATTGGCGTCTGCGGGCCTACTGTGATGGCTGTCACTTCGGAGAGCTGGGCATGGTGGCCCATGCACAGGCGCTGGTTGCTGCGATATAGAAAGAAACCAAAATGGCCTTTATCAACACCCTCTACAATCTCTGGCCCGACGGCGACCACCGCATCCCCGGCCTGCGCGACGGCATCGCCAAGGCGGCGAGCACCGTGTTTCCAAAATACGGGATCACGTCCAGTCTTCTGGTCGCCCATGTGATGGCGCAGGGCTCGCTCGAATGCGGGGCTGGTGAGGAGGTCGAGGAAAACCTCAGCTACTCGGCACAGCGCATGACGCAGGTCTGGCCGTCCCGCTTTCCGACGATCAACAGCGCCATCCCTTTTGCCCACAACCCGCGCCTACTAGCCAACAAGGTCTACAACGGGCGAATGGGCAACGCCGTCAACTCCAACGACGGCTGGAACTACCGCGGGCGCGGCTTCACGCAGACCACCGGACTGGAAGGCTATGTCAAGCTGCAGGCCTTCCTCGCCAAGGGTGGGGTCAATCTCGACCTGCTCCATCATCCCGAACTGGTCAACGATCCCGAGCACTTCCTCGAGTGCGGCGTCGCCGACTTCGTCCTGTGCGGCTGTCTGCCGTTCGCCCAGGCCGACAACGTCGTCGAGGTAACCCTTCACCTCAATGGCGGTTACACTGATCTCGCCGATCGGATCACTTGGCTTCGGAAGTGGAAAGCCGCCTTGCACTGAGTTTGTAATCATGGCAGGTTCCGCCACAATCAGGAGTATCGCCCATGAATCTCCCCACCCAGCACCAGATCGTCGTCGCCGGCACCCACGTAGCCACTGCCGCGGCGACCGCGATCGCCACGCTCGGAATGGTGCACGTCCTCAGTCCCGCCGACGTCACCAACGCCACGGCGGCCATCGGGCAGATCACCGACGGCGTCGGCAAGATCATGGCCGGCATCGGCACCCTCGTGGCCGTGGGCTCCGGCGTCTACGCCACCATCATGGCCAGCCCCTTTGCCAGCCTGTTCCGGGCTTCGGCGACGATCGCCTCGGACCCCGCCAAGCTGGCCCAGCTAAAGGCCACGCCCACCGCCCAGCAGGCCACGCTGGTGGCCGTGACCGACCGCCTGCCTGACGTGTCCGGTGTCGGCACCACCGGCACCCCGGCAGGCCAGGCGCTGGCCAACGCCGTTCCCAGTCCCACCGTGCAACCCACAGCCCCCAAGGTCGCCTGACATGAAGAAAATCCTGCTTGCCGTCTCCCTCGCGCTCGGCCTCAGTGGCTGTGCCGCCCTGCAGAATATCGGCACCGCCATCAGCCTCGGCGAATGAAGTGGTAAAACCATGAGCGTCCTCGACTTCGGCCTCGGTCTTGCCGGCCTCCCCGAGAAAACCATTCAGGATCTCGACAAGAACCTGCCCGCCCTCGAGCGCATCGCTGCTGCCGCCAAGCAGGCCGAGCCGATGATTAACCAGCTTCTCCCCATCGTCACCAAGGCGTATCCCGACATCGTTGCCGTCACGCCACTCATCCAGGAACTCATTGCGTTCGCGAAACAGAAGGAAACCGAATAATGGCCATCAGCCTCCTCACCCTCGAAAACTGGATCAGCGAAACCGAGACCGATGTGCTGGTGGTGATCGCCGACATCAAGCAAGGCATTGCTGTCCTCAAATCCGACGTCGACGCCGCGCTGACATGGATTGCAAACAATGCACCGGCCATCGCCTCGGACATCCAGGAAGTGCTGGGCATTGTCACCACGATCGGCATTGGCGCCAATCCGGAAGTGGCTGCCGCGGTCGTAGCGGCCAATGCCGCGGTATCCGCACTGAACGCTTTCGCCAGTGCCAAGAACTCCGGCGCTTCAAACACGGCCTCGGTGCTGGCCGGTTATACGGCCGTCCAGCAGGCCCAAGCCGCTGTCGCCAGCGCCAAGGCGGCCGTGGTTTCAGCGCCAACCGCAGCAACCCCCGCAACCGCGTAAAAGGAACACATCATGAGTTTCAATTGGTCTTCCGTAGGATCCACCCTCTCCGGCCTTACCAGCGCGTTGTCGGCGGCCGGCGTCTCCTCATCCTCGATGGGAAGCATTCTCAATGAAATAGGCCTGTCCTCGAATCCCAATCAATCCGCCGAGATCGCGATTTGCGGCCAAATACTGACCGCAATGGGGAATCCTCAATTGACGGAAGCGCTCGCCATGAAGCTGGCGACTGAACAGGGCATCCCGCCGTCGGCAGCAGCGCTCGCCATGACCCTGGGCCAACCCGGGGTGAACACCGCGCAGGTCGTTATCGAAATCGAGCAGTTGATAAAACAGGGGGGTTGATTGCGGGCACTTAAAGTAGTCGGGAATGCCGAATGTCGATCGAACCTACTATCAGGGTTGGAGATATAGCGACCCTGATAGCCTTCATCGTCGGAGGCCTGGGTTTTGTCTGGAGTATGCGAGGCGATTTGAAAATGCTTGCGCGTGACATAAAGTTGCAAGGCACAAAGATCGAAAAGCTGGAAGCGGTCATCACCGCACAGGCTGTTCAAGGGCAACGCATGGATGATCTCGACCGTCGCATCGAGGAGATGCGGCACGGGCGTGGATTCATACAATGCGGCGTCGACGGGCTTTACGGCGAGTACGGCAAAGCCAAATTTCCCAAATAACCACAGGAGTTGAAATGCTGCGCATCACCAGCATCACCAGCATCATCGCGCTTGTGTTCTTGTTGGCCGCTCCGGCGGAAGCCCGGCACCGCCAGAGTTCGCCTGCGCCCTGTATCGAAACCGGTACCCTGATGGCGCCGGCCTGCATGGGGCAAGCGGGCAATCCATTTTCCGGCGCGCGGTCGATGCGAATCACCATGAAGCGGGAGCGACCGCAACGACTGAAGCGGCGCGTCGTGACCGTCCTGCCGAGCATCGGCCTCGTCAGAGCATCAAGCGGCGCGGTTGCGCGGGTCGCGGCTCACGCCACGGAAGCCTTTCAGTGCATCGTCAACAGGCTGGAACAGCGCGGGTACCCGGTCCGGTTCATGGGCGGCCTGTCGAGCGGCCACATGCGCAACAGCCTGCACCATGTCGGCCTGGCGCTCGACGTCAATCAGGTCGCGCGCAACGTGACGAAGCCGCGGATGCCGGGCAACGAGATCGAACTGGCCAATTCGTGCGGACTGGTAAGCGGTGCGCAGTGGCGAAATGCCGATTCTGGACATTTCCAGCTTGGCGGGTACACCGGCCGAACCGGTGCGGTCGTCACTTCGCGGGCAAGTGTTCCAGAAAGGCGGCAAGGGCGACGCATTGTCCGGGCGTCATTGCAGCGATTTGCCTCGCAAGCCGGACACCGTGCGGCTGGACCATGAACGCCAGGATCTCGCTGACGTCACCCGAGGTTTCTACGACGTTCCCGCCGAGAAGGTCGTCGGTGCTGACTTCCAGTATCCTGGAAATCTGCTTCAGCCGGGCGGCGCCGACCCGGTTGACACCCTGCTCGTATTTTTGGACCTGCTGGAAGCTGATCCCCAACTGGTCGCCAAGGGCATCCTGGCTCAGTCCCTTGGCGCGGCGCTGGATCTTGATGCGCTGACCGATCTTCACGTCCTCGGCGGTGTGTGCCCGCGGTGATTTCGCCATCAGGTCTGTCCTCCGAAGAAGTTATCCAGCATCCCCTTGACCTCCGGGCTGGCGGCGGCGTCCTGGCCGGGCCCAATGCCGAATTCGAGCTGCTGCGGATTAGCCCCCTGCGCCTGGGAGCCCGCATTCGCGACACCCCCACCGAACGGAGTACCGCCCGCGGCATTGGGGGCGCTGTGCGTAAAAGGGCCGGTCTGCGGCACCTCCTGCCCCGGATGCGGGAACGGAGCCTGCTGGGGCCCGCCCGGCGCGCCGCCGTTGGCCGCGGCAATCTCGGCGGCGGTGCGGCGCTTCCGGCGACCCTGTTGAGGTTCAGTAGGCGCAGTTACGGCAGATGCCTGTGGTGTTGGCTGCGTCGAGGGGAATACCGCAGCCGGGGCATTCGGCTGGTTCGCGAAAGGGCCGGGCTGTTGCACCTGCTGGCTACCCTGCGCGGGCCGTTGCTGCCCACTCGGCTGCTGAAATGCGCCGCCCTGCTGAGTCTGTTGCGGCACATTCGGAACAAATTGTTGTGCCTGCGCCACAGCGGGGGCAGGGCCCTGGACGAAAGGGATCTGGCCCTGCGTCATGGGCTGCTGGTGCGTCGGAGCGTAAGCCGCCTGCGGAGCGTTGATCTGCTGCGCGGGCGCCGCGATCTGGTGCGCCGGCTTGGCGATGTCGCCCCGGCCGACGATGGTGTCAGTGAGTTTGGCGACGTAGGCCTCCTGCCGGAGCCTGGCGACCGCCTCGTCGATGTAGCTGACCGGCCGGAAGCCCAGCACGCCCTGCGACACGAACCACATGCGGGTGACGAGATTGGCCACCAGCGCGCCGTTGCCTTTGCACAAGGCGGTGTACTCACGGAGCGGCCCGTGGCTGGCCGGCGGCACCGCCAGCAAGAATACGGTCTGGAAACCGGGAACCAAAAGCGCGATCTTGTACTTCTCCGTGCACCACGGAACCTTGTTGCCGTTGGCATTGATCTTGGTCCACTCGGCACGCGGGCAGGCGGCACAGGTCGGGGCCTGCGGAATACTGGATCCGATCGACGGCCCGATACCGTTATCTGAATAGCATACGGGACGCTTGCCTTCTTGCTTCTTGTCGTAGTTGCCTTCGTAGTAAATACGGCTTTTGACATCGGCGACATCGACGATGCAGGCGTCGAGGTACACGCCGATTTGCGGGTCATGCGTGGGGACCATGATCTCGTCGCCGGCCGCGTCGACAAGCGTGAAGCGCCCGTCGCCGATATTGACGTGCGGCGGCATTGCCGCGCCGAGATTGCCCAACATCGTCGAGCCGAGGTCGGGGACTTGATACTGCTGGAGGTAGGCCGGGAGGTTGTTCTGGGTCAATGGGTTAGCTCCTGTTGATGTTACGATTTGGATATTAGCGCAATTCCACCGACGGGAGAATCGAAGTCGGCTTGAACGTTACGCGGTAGAAATACACGCCGACTTTGGCTTCATCGATCTGCTCGGAAAAATAAGTGACATTGTCACTGAGTCCGAGAAAATGTTTCTTGTAGGCATCGTTGCCAGTCTTGCAAGTGACAACCAGCTTCTTATCGCTCGGCTCCTGCGAACACAGGCCCTCGATCGTCAGCATGTAGTCGCCGGTGATGCCATTGTAGAACACGATGCGACGGTTGATCCTAAAATTATCCGCGGCCTGCGACAAGTTCTGTGATGCGATCTGTGCATCGTTGGCGCACGAGGCTAAGCCGATCGCCGCGACAGTCACGAACACAATGTACTTCAGCATGTTAGCTCCTGTTGATGTTGAGGCGAGAATATTTGCTCAGGGAGATGCCGGGCGGCAGTTGGCCGTTGTTGTCGTCCATGAACTGGCGCACCGCCTTGATGCCGATGGACAGCTTGATCTCGTCGCCGTACTGCTCCCAGTGGTCGGCCGCGAAGTCGAACAGCGCCTCCGGCTGCTCGATCTTGACCGACTCCAGCCGGGAGATGTAGGCGGTGCCGGCATCGGTCTTGGTGGAGTCGGCGCCGCGGGCGACGAGGCGCGCGAAGATGTCGTCCTCGATCTGCTTGATGCGCTCCTTCAGCGGCTTGGCCCACTCGTTGAACTTGGCCAGCCCAGCCTTGATCTGGTCCTCCAGCTTGTGGTTCTCGGCGATCAGGTCGTTGTCGGTGACGGCGCTGATGTGGCCGATGGCGGGCGCCGGTGATTCGGCAGGCTGTTCGGTTCGGTTGGTGCGGGGCATCAGGTTCCTTCGTACATTGCTAAATGAAACTTTAATCGTTCCACAACTTTGTCGATCGTAGCGCCCGGAATGCTAAGTATCATGTTGGCTACCAGTTGGCACATAAGCTCCATAGCCAACGGTCCGTCCGCAGGTAACGCGTTCAAAATAATTTCTTGGATATCCGCCTCTATAGTGCCCATCCCTTGTCTCCTTACGGCTGCTTGTTTCTACAAAGCATATTTAGCGTTGTCAACCTAAAAATCTCCCCTCCTGATAGCATCAAGCATTATGCCCTGCATAGAGGTATTGCTTTCCAGCCGGTCGAATATCTCGTCTTCCAGCTTGTTGGACACGATCTGGAAGCAGTTGGTCGGGTATTTCTGCCCCGGCCGCCGCAGGCGGGCATTGCCCTGCACCCACAGTTCGGCCTTGTCGGTGGCGCCGAACCAGATGCAGGTATCCGCTTCCACGAACTCGTTGATTCCGTGGGCGGTCACGCCGGGGTCGACGACGATAGCCTTGAAGTCCGGCTCGTTGACGTAAGCCTGAATGATCTTCTGGCGCTCGCCGCGCTTACTGACCTCGCCGTTAATGAAGTCGCAGGTGTACGGCAAATCTGCCTTCTTCCACACCGCGCGCAGGTACTTCACGACAATGTGTACTACGGAGGTGATGGGGACGAAAATGACGACCTTGCGCTCGGTGCTCTCAATGATCTCCTCCAGCTCCTTGTAGCGCGGCGAGGCGTCGACCAGGTGAGCAAAGTGGTCGCCATCGTAGACCGCCCCCAGCGACAGCTGGATCAGCTTCTGGCGGGCCGCCGACTCGTTCATGGCGGTGATGGCCTGCCCGGACTTGACGATCATCTGAAGCTCGTTCTTGAGCTTCTTCATGTGCTCCTTCTGCTCGGCCGTGAGGTCGACCCGCCGGCGCTGGGTGGTCATCGGCGGGCCATTCCAGACGTCGGACAGGGCGAAGCGGACCGCGGGCGACAGCAGCCGCTTGGCCTGAGCGTAGCCGTCCTTCTGCGGCACCCATTTGAACTCGCTGACCTTTATCATGGTCTCGGCCTGGAACCGCTTGAAGGACTTGCCGTAGGCGTCGTTGGACAGCTTGGCCATCCCATAGGCGTCGGTCGGGCGGTTGGGCGTCGGCGAGCCCGTCAGCTGCCAGAGCCAGCGCTTCTTGCCGAAAATGAGCGTGGCGCAGGCGTGCCGGGCGGTGTCGACCGCCTTGAAGCTCGATGCTTCGTCGATGATGACCATCTTGATGTCGTCGCGCGCGGCCAGCGCCTTGGAGAAGCCGTCAAGCTCGACCCGCTTCTGGTGCGGCTTCCGGGGATCCACCTTGCGGCGGATGTGCGCGCCGACCTTCAGGCCGTCGGGGTTGATGATGTAGCAGTCGACGTCTTTTTCCAATTGCTTCGTCCGCTTGTCGCCGTCGCCGATCAGCAATGCATAGGAGCGGCGGGACAGAAAGTTGCGGAAGATGGCTGCCGCCCAGACGGTGTCGATCAGGGTCAGGGGGGCGATGATCAGCGCGCGGAATCGATCGGTCGGGTCGTCCAGACCGGTGTTCATGCAGTTTTCACACGGCCCGTGACCGCAATATGCGCAAGGCTTTCGGCTGTTCTCATGCTGCTGCATCAAGAAGTCCATGGCCCAGAGCGTGCTTATGGTTTTCATAGTTCCGGGGTCGCCCAGATTAAAGCAGCGCGGGTGCAGCGCCTGGAAGTTTGCATATATTTTCTGGTGCGGCAGCGGCGTCTTGCCGGGCTCGATTGGCCAGTCGTAGTTCTGCATCGGCGCCGGGGTCGGCCAGTTATACCACGCCAGCACCTGGAGATTGGCGAGGGTGTTCGGGACGGCAAAGTAGGAGCCATTCAAGGGTTTCAGGTCGGGGATGTATTGCGGGAGGATGCCGGGCTGGCCGGGGTAGACGATCAGGTTTCGCGCGTCGTCAAGCCAAAACTCAGACATCGCCGCCCATCGGACATCCGCCCATGGAGCAGGTTTCGCCATCCTTGAACATGCGTTTACATGACGGGCATTTGTTGATGTTGCTATAGGGCCCGACCGCGATTCCGCGGACAGCTAGCCAGTCTCTCAGCACCTGAATCACCACCTCGGCGGTGCCGGCAACCGCGTGGCCGCCGGCCTCCCGCACTTCCTTCATGCGCCGGTACTGGATCGCCGTCGGTTCCTTGCCTGGGCGCTTGACCTCGATGTTCCAGAATGCCCCGCACAGGCAGACCACCTTGTCCCCGGCGCCCGACGCGCCGTAGCCGCCAGTGCGCGGGTTTATCCACCACGCGACCGTCGGGCCGAGGCCTTTCAGGAAGGTTTCGATTTCCTGCTTTTCGTAGAATTCCGGACCTTTCATACTGGCCCCCCACTATTTTTTCTTGGGTTGTTCTCGCAATCGAAAACACCACACCATCCACAAAGCGGGTTCTTGGTCTTGGGCCAGTCACCCGACTCCATGCAGTCCTCGATCACTCCGACCTTGTTGTTGATCTTGGCCCAGGTGGCATTGAAGTCGCTCAGGTCATGCGGCTCGCCGATCCGGTTTTCCTTGAGCCAAGCGTAGTGCCCGAACACCTTGGTGATCGCCGGGATGGCGGCCTTCAGCGTCAGCGCCTGGATCTCCAACTCGAACGGGTCCTCGTACTTGGAATTCCCGGTCTTGAAGTCCGAGATGAACACCGCGCTGCCGTGCAGCATGGTGACGTCGATCTTGCACCGAAGCCAGACGTCCTTGTCCCAGAAACCGGTCGGCTTGCACTCGCTGGTGATGCCGGTCTGCTTCTCCGGCTTCGCCTTCCGCTCGACATAAGCCGCCACGATCGGCTCCCAGTGCAGCATCTTCTGCGGCAGCGGCTTGCCGCCGATGCGGAGCTCCATCGCCTTGTGGACCTCGTTGCCCCATTCGATTTCCGGCGTCTTGTCGAACAGGAGGTCTCGCTTGACGTACTGCCGGTAGCACTTGTACAGGCAGGTGTCGGCGGTCTTCAGCAGGGTGTAACTGTAGACGATCGGCTTGATCTGCGCCGGGAGGTTGGGCATGTTGTTGTCCTTGTCTCGGCGCAAATAATCGGGGATATCGAGGGGGTCGCTCACGGCTACGCCAGCTGCCCCACGCGCGCGAGGATGCGCTTCTTGACGTCGGCGTCGTAGTTGGCGAGCCGGTCGAGGATCGCCAGCACCGTCTCGGCTTCGCCGGGCTTGGGGGGGACCTGCGCAGCCTTGTAGCGTGTCATGGCCTCCTGCGCATTGGTGACTGACGCCTGTCGAAACGCCTTGGTGCGCCGGTCAACCTTCTTGTGGCGCTTCACGGCGCGGGGCGGCTTAGCCGCGGTCGCGCGCGGCGCGCTCGGCTTCCGAGAGCTGATACGCTGGGATTTCCTTCGGGCTTTCTTGGGCGCCGGCGCCTCCGGAACGGTCGTCGGGATGTCGAAGTCGGGCAGGGTCTCGGTCATCGGGGTTCTCCTTGGGCAAGCGCTTCTGCAGCGCGGATATCAGGGCTTCAAGCTCCTGAACTTGGGTGAGCGGGTTGATAACCGCCCGCACATTGATGTTCGGTTCGTCGTCGGTGAGGGTCCAGGTCACACAAACTCCTTAAACCGTCGCAGGAACTCTTCCTCTGCTCGTGTCGACGTCCAAAACTGTAAAGTGACGCCAAGCTTAGGTTCAGGAAGACACCAATCTTTGGGCGGATCAGCCATCGCCTGAACACTCTCATCTGCCAGCATAGCGTCGTCCATTCGCTTCACGAACGGAGGCATAGGCCATTCAAGCTCGAACCGATCGGCGATGGCGCGCTCTATAGCTTTCTCGCATTCCAAATAGTTCCCTAAATACCGCTTGATCGGCCTTATCACGTCAGAAAGATACGCTTCGCTTGCGTCGTGCAGCAGAGCAGCACGCGCCAGTCCAAGCGGTGCTGCATCGGCCATGAGAACGCAGTGCTCTGCTACGCTGTAGAAACGCACGCAGTGACCACCGTACCGGCAGAGCAGGGACAGCGCGTGCGCTATATCCTCGATGAAAACTTCTTCCGGGCGCGGATCGAGCGGCCAAAATTGCCGGCCTGAAAAAGTCTGCATCCAATCGCCTGTGCGTGCGTTCACCACATAATCCTTTCCGCCGGCCCGTCACCCTTGAACTCGGAAGCCAGCGGGCATCCCGGCAACCATGGCAATTCCCGGTTCATCTCGCGCAGGATGACCGCCTTGTGCTCCTCCAGCCGGCCGTCCCCTTTGGGGATCAGCAGCCACAGCGAGTCGTGCTTGGTGTTCTTGCAGCGGTACCCCAGCTTCTTCAACCGAATCATCGCCTGAGACACGACGACGCGCGCCAGGGCCTGAATCAAGTTCTCGACCAGCTTCGCGCCGTACATCTTGACCCACCCCTTGCGGGTTTTCAAGCGCCAATAGCGATCGCCATCGTCCGGGTCACTATAAAATTCGAGCGTGTCGTAGATAAGCTGGATACCGTTGGGCAGCACGATCCGTTTAGTGCCCTTGGCCACGTCGCACTTGAAACCGAGCGGTCCCATCTCGCCCGCGCCGCAACGCACATCCATGTTATTGGCAGACATCACGCTCAGCATCGTTTCGGCCAACCGCCAAAACTTCACGACCTCGGGATGCGTCGACCGATAAGCGTCGCGCGCCTCCACGCCTTCCGCCGGCGACAGGATGATCTCGCCGAAGGACTTGACCCGCACCGTGCTCCGGATCTTATTGCCGCCGCTGCCGTAACCTGCCTGCAGTTCCACGATCTTGCCGAGCTGGCGCTCCAGCGGATGATCTTTTTTGTTGATCGGCTTCTTGTAGAAGGCGCTGGCGACGCCGACGTAGGGATCGGCGCCGGTGCGGAATTCCTCGACCTTATCCCACTGGCCGGCGCAGAAGTTCAGCAGCCGGCACTCAATCTGGCTGCAGTCCGGCTCGGCGATCAGGTATCCATCAGGTGCGACAACGCCTGAATTAATCTCGGATCCATTGGTCCAGTTCTGAAAATTCGTGTCGTCCCCGCCCGACCAGCGGCTCGTATGAGCCCCACAGTAGTGCAAGTAAACGCACAGAGGTCCCCGGCTTGCCATCCAGCCCATCGTCGCCGAGCGGGTCTGCAGCAGCGATGATTTCGTTCCCAGGCGAGCTTCCGCAAGAGCGCGCACCTCTGGATCTTCGTCAAACTTAAGCTCCTCCATGAACGGATCGTCTTTGGCGAACGCAAACTTGGTGTTGCCCTTCTCGGTGATCTTGGTTTCGGGTTCCACGCCGCGGGCGCGCAGCAGGCTGGCGAACGTGTCGTCCGATCCCAGGTCCTTGGCGGTCAGGTTCAGCTTGTCCAACATCGCCTGCTTGCGGGTCGCTTCTTCCGTCCACACCTTGGCGAATACCGCGCCGTCGCCGATCAACTCCGGCTGCGTGAACATCTTGATAGTGGAGTCGACCACCTCGAACTCCTCGGGCGGGAAGTCCCGGGCCAGAATGCCGAACAGCTTCCAGATCGACTCCACTTCATCGATCGCGCCGGCCGCCACCTGGCGCTGGACGTCGACCGTCATTTCGTTCCAGTGCTTGCCTTTGAACAGGTGGTAGGGGGTAATTTTTTCAGGCAGGCCGAAGTTCTTACGAACGGAGTCGAGGGAGACAGATATGTGATTGCCAAGCAGGAGGCGCGCCATGGACAGCGTGCATCCGGACATTCCAGGACGCACACCATACCAGTGGTTAAGTACAAGGTGGTCGAACTGAGCGTGGTGACTAATAAGAAAGACATCGGACCAGTCCGTTTCCTTGGCGATGTAGCGGAATTCGCGGTCGTCGTACCACTGCGGCAGCGTCTTGGCATCCCACTTGACGGCGATACCGTGCATCTCGAACCGCTTGTCCCGGCAATAGGACTCAGTGTTCATCGAGCGGATCCAGTACGGGTCGGGCGAGCCATCCGGCTTGAAGCAACCCGCTAGGTTCTCCGGGTCGTAGTACGATTCGAGGTCGGCGACGACGGGGCGCATTACCGGTTCGCCCTCATCAACTCGTCGATAATAGGCAACAGCGTGGCGTCGTCGTCCGAAATGGTCTCGTCGGCGAAGGCCAGCATGGGGATCCGGAGGATGGTGTTGGGGTGCGTCGGGTGGTCGGGCTCGGTGCGCCAGACCAGTATCCGGCGCCTGGAAGTGTCGTGGGCCCCAAGGGAGCGGAATTGCAGTTCGTCCTCGGCCAGGTACCGGACAGCGCGCTGGGCGTCCCGCATCGGCTTCGGGCCCTCGGGCATGCGGATGCGGGCGCGGCGGTCCGGGTGCTGGCGGAAGAACTGCTCGTCCGGGTTCATGTTGTTACCCCCAGCAATTCCAGCGCTCGTTCCAGCACAGTCTTACCCCACTTCCTCAGGGCCTTGACCTTGTCATCTCCCGTCACCGAACTGGAATAGGTGGCGAGCTGGGCCAGCAGCACCGCCAGTTCCTCGGCGCGCGCCGCCGCGATTTTCCGGCGTGCTTGGGCGGTCTCGTTGACGACGCCAACCAGTGCCCTCATGTCGTCCTCGCCTTCCGCGCAGGCCCGGCGTCCCTGCTCAGTGATCGTCAGGTTGTACACCCCGGACGGATCTTGCGGCGACACGTTGCGCTGCAGGTAGCCCTTGGTCAGCAGCGACTGCGCCGGCGCTTCCCAGCGGCCGATCGGCATCATCCGCTCGCCCTCGGCGGCGATCAGGAGGACGGCCAATTCATCTTGCGTGAGATCAGCCACTGATTGCCTCCACCCGCCAATGCGAATCGGGGCCGGTGCGGCAAACCAGCTTCAGGCCGTGCTTCGCCAGCTTCGGCTGCATCTTGACTTTCATGACGCTGACTATATTGCGGTTCGGACCGCCATCTTTCTGGCTATACATCAATTCAAATATGCCATCCCGGGTAATGCCGCCCCGCCCGGCGCGCTGTATGATTTGAAAAAGCCGACGCTCCTGACGCGTCATGTCGAACATTATTTCCGAATCGGGCAACGGATGCCCGCAGCATTCACAAGTCCGGACCTTCACCATTCGAACGTCCTCCCGCTGCGCAGCTCGGCATCGATCCCGGCGCACACCAGCCGATACCGCTGCATCACGAATTCGGAATGCTGCACGCCCGGGCGCTGGAAACCGGCCTCGAACTTATAGATCATCGACAGCGTGTAGCCGGACATCTCGGCCAGCTGCTCGCGGGTCAGTTTGCGTCGCTCTCGCCACGCTCGGGCGCGTTCGTGGGGTTTCATGCTGTTTCCCTTGCCGATGCGTAATGCATAGCATACCCGCGCCGCTTGTAAATAGCAGAGTCGTAAAAAATTTGTTTTGATCGCGCGGCCCGTCAAATTGCGCTTGACAGCAAAGGCTTGCCGGAAGCAGTCTGCGCGCCTTGCGCCCGTTTCACCCAAGAAAAAGGCCGCCGGCGGGGGGATCGCCAGCGGCCCGGTCGAGGGGGCGCCCAAGGGGATTAAACGCCATGGCCTTCATAGCATCGGCGACCGCGCGCGGCAAGAAGCTGGCGACGTGAACGTAAAGCTTGAAGCGGCGTTGGCATATGGCCGCATGGGCTGGCGGATTTTCCCCTGCCACTCGGTCGTGCAGACCGCGACGGGCCCGGCGTGCAGCTGCGGCAAAGCCTCCTGCAAATCGCCAGCTAAACATCCGAGAACAAAAAGAGGACTGCTCGATGCGACCGACGACGAATCAACCATCCGCCGGTACTGGACCCGCTGGCCCGACGCCAACATCGCACTCGCGACCGGATCCGGTCTCGCCGTGTTCGACATCGACGGGCCGGAAGGTGCGGAGGAATTCAAGCAGCTGGTGGCGACTCACGGGCCTGTGCCTGCGACGCTGGCGGCTGCCACGGGACGCGGTCTCCATCTTGTATTTGCAACGCAACCTGGAAGCCCTAGCGTTCGGTCTTCGGCAATGGGTAAGGTCCACGTTCGAGGCGAAGGGGGCTACATCATCGTCGCCCCCTCCGACCACATCACCGGGCGAAAATATCAATGGGTGAACAGGCTTGCGCCGGCACCTTTACCTGGTTGGTTAAGACAATGGGGGGCCGGGTATAATGTTACTGCGAATGCCGTACAAGCCGTGCAGAATAGTCCCTTTGAAGCTCTCGGTGCGCTACCGGCCTATTTGCAAATACGTCAGCAGAGCCAACCCGATGTCACGAAAAGTGCAAGCGACGCATTACGTACAGTATGGAGTCCGGCCGAAGAGGCGCGGCTGATCTCGGCGCTGGCGGCGATTCCGGCTAACCAGTACGACTCCTGGTACCAGATAGGCATGGCGCTGCATGGACTTGGCTGGGACCGCTCAGATGGAACTTCAATAGGCTTTGACATCTGGGACCAGTGGAGCCAGACCTGCCCCGAGAAATACGCCCTCGGCGCCTGCGAAGCCAAGTGGCGATCGTTTGACCGGTCGGCGCGCGGGGAACTGACGCTCGGGACGATCTACCACCTGGCGCAACGCTCGGGGTGGAATGGAGGGGCCCCCGCGCCAATGGGCTGGGGTGAAGTGCAGGCCCCTCCGGTAAGCGCCGACCCACCTGCCGGCAACAGCGGGCACCTTAACGGCCACGCCAACGGGCATCAAGTGCTCCCGGTCGCCTTTGGCGGCCTCAAGCCCATCACCTTCCCCGACACCAACGACAAGGGCCTGCCCCGGGCCACCATGACCAACGCCAAGGTCGCGGTCGCCGCGCTCGGGCTGGATTGCCGGTACGACCTGTTCCATAACCGGATGCTGGTCGGCGGCGAAGTCATTAACAAGTGGCATTCCAAGGAGTTGTCCGATCACGTGGTGACCATGCTGCGCAACATGATCCGTTACCGCTTCGGCTTCGATCCCGGCAAGCAGCATACTCAGGATGCCAGCGAGTCACTCGCCCTCGAGTTCCGGTTTGACCCGGTGCTGGACTACCTGGACGGCCTGCGCTGGGACGGCCGGCCACGGCTCGACCGCTGGATGGTCGACTATCTCGGCGCCGACGACACCGAGCTGAACCGGGCGATCGGGCGCCTGTCGCTGCTCGCCGCGGTCCGCCGCGCGCGCCAGCCCGGAACCAAATTCGATCAAATTATTGTGCTCGAAGGGCGGCAGGGACAGGGCAAGAGCGAGGCGATCGAGATCCTGGCAGGCAAGGAAAACTTCTCCGATCAAAGCATCCTCGGCGTCGACGACCGCAAGCAGCAGGAGTTAACCGAAGGCGTGTGGCTGTATGAGATCGGCGAGCTCAACGGCATTCGCCGCACCGACATCGAGCACATCAAGGCTTTTGCCTCCCGCAAGGTTGACCGTGCCAGGCCGGCCTATGGGCGCTACACGGTCAGCCAGCCCCGCCGAACCGTGTTCTTTGCCAGCTGCAACAGAGACGATTACCTGCAGGACGACACCGGCAACCGCCGCTTTTGGCCGGTAGCGGTCCGGTTTGCCGACCACGATGGCTTGCGGCGCGACCGCGACCAGCTATGGGCCGAGGCCAGCGCCCGCGAAGCCCGCGGCGAGTCGCACGTGCTCGAACAACGGCTATGGGCGGTGGCCGGCGAGGAGCAGGAGAAGCGGGTGGCGGCCGACAGCTGGGTGGAACTAATCCACCGCTACCTCAACATGCCCGACAAGCACCGGGACGATGTCAGCATCGCCGACGTGCTGTGCGACAACCAGTTTATCGCCATGCGCCCGGACGCCATCGGCAAGTCCGAGGAGATCAAGGCCGGGCGGGTGATGGCCGCGCTGAAGTTCGAGCGCTACCAGAAGCGCCTGGCCGACGGCACGCGGGTTTACCGCTACCGTCGGCCAAGGGACTGAGAAGGGATCAGGGCGCCGAGGTGACCGGGGGCAGGCTGACCGGAGCGGGGGTCGGCGTCAGCGTAATCAGCCCTCGTCGCGAAATTCACGCTGCTGGGCTATCGCAACCGGCGTTTTCGTTGGCCGGCGAACACGCCGCCAGATCGCAACGGCGATGAGATAGGCGACATAAATCGCGCCGGACACTGCCAAGACCACGACCGTGCCGGCGACGATCGGCGAGACGATGACTAGACCCTGCATTTCATTCTCCAATGCTTTGCCGAGGTCGTCGCTGTGGCGCTCGGCGGGTTCTTTCCACGGCATTAGGGGGTTCTCGGGTGTGAGCGAGAACCCCCTAGCACGGCTTTTGTTCCCTGGCTATAGCCGCAAGAACTGCCCTTTGATGCTGCAGGCTTCGAGGATATCGGCATCGGCCGAGCCGTAGGCGACCAGCACCGAGGGGGCGCCGGCATTGGCGCCGGCTTGTTGCCCATCGACGTAGTGAAAATAGAGCCGTCCGCGCAGGAACAGCACCGCGGCGGCGCGGTTCCACACGGTTTCGAAAAACAAATCGGTCTCAGTGCGGGCGAAGATCAGCGCCGTTCCCTGGTTGTGCAGCGCCATGCGTTTCATCCACGGGCCGACGATCGGCGGGGGACCGTAAGGCGGATTCAAGAACACGCGACCGCGCCACGGCTGCAGCAAGCCGTTGTCGGTGGACGTGTAGTGCCTGGCAGCCGTCGGCCACGGGCGCACGATCGGCGCGCACGGGTCGAGATCGAACGGGCCAAGCGCCGCCAACACGCTCGGCGGCGTCAGCCATTCGTCGTTCTTCATGGCGGCCGACTGATGGCCGCCCATGCCGGCAACGCGCCTGCTCATTCGAGCATGTCGGCGATAAACTGCATCGCGGCCGGGATGTGGCTATAGTCGCGCAACAGAGCCACGATCGCGCGGTGGTCGTAATAACCAACAGCCATGAAGAACCTGTTTTTTGGGATGTAAACGCGCATCTGTCATTTCCCCTTGATGGTCGGCGGGCTGATCTTCCATAGCAGCCAGCCGAGGAAGACGCCTGCCAGGATGTGGGCGAGGAAGCTGGTCACGAGGCGGGCTTGCCGGCGAGCGGGTCGAACGCCTGGCGCTGCTTGCACAGTTCGAGCGCCTTTGCCGCCTCGAGCGCGTTAACCTCGTCAGCTTTGCGGCGCGCGGCTTCGAAGCTGAAGCAATACCAGGTCCGCCCCGAAAGGGTCTGGTATTCCTGGCTGCCCGCCGGGTTGGCTTCCTTCCAAAGACGCCAACGCCCGCCGGGTAAGCCCGATCCAGGGCGCCAAATGTAATGTTCGGGGTACATCATGCTAGATTCTCCCTTCCTGCTGTTGCAAAGGCGTGTCGTATGAGGTCTGTGGCTTCCTGGCGCGTCCGGAAGGTCCGGGAGCCCCAAGACACCCGGGAGCCGATCCGCCAGCACCCGGAAGCGTCGTAGGCGACCAGCGGGGGTTCATGGCCGGGACTAACGACCAGTTCGAACATGCTGGGGGAGTGGCAGAGGTATTGCATTCCGGAGAGGGTGATTTTCACAGTCCGCCCCTATCGGTAAACGGCAATGCCGCGGGTATAGCACGAGTCGGCCGTGCTGCCGTCCGGGATGTCGCCCGGCCGCAGAATGTACAGCGCGCAGCCGCGCGGATCGCCTTGGACGTAGTAGCCAAAGCCTGGATAGTTGGTGATGATCGCCCGCAGGCGCTTGAGGGCACCGCGCTCTCGATCGGGTAGGGATCCATGGGTGACGTAATCCTTGCCGTGGCCGTGCAGGTAGTGGTGGTGTTCCATGAACGGCTTGCCGTCGTCATCGTGCTCAAAGGTTTTGCGCTTGCCGGTCAGTGTCGGGATATGATCCTTAAGGCGCTTTACCTTGCGCCCGCGCACGATCGACCAAGACCCGTAGCTGTTGCCATCGCCGCATTCGAGCTCGTGCCAGCGGTGCAGGGTCATCGATATGCGGCGCAAGGCGATTGCGTCATGATAGGAGATGCCGGCGGATTGCAGGGCATCGATGCAGGTTTGTTTGTGGAGCATTTGCCTAGTTCCCTTGTGTTTGCGCGTTGGCGCGGTTGGTGGTTACTCGAATGAAGCGACGATGTGGTCGATGTGGCGCGCGGTCCCGCCGCAATCCAGGATGTATTGCACCTGGTCGCGGACGCGGTCGACCTGCCGTGCGGCCATGCGGTCGAGAAGCGCGCGGCAGGAATAGCCGTTCGGGTGCGTAGCAAGCAAAGTCTCGCCTGCATCGCTTTTGTAAAACAGCCCGTGCGTATCGAGCTCCGCAATAACGCGGACCTGCAAAACGCCGTGCGGCGTTGCGACGGGCTTCAGGATGCGCGAGTCGTTTGATGGCAGGATTGATCCGCCGACGTGTCGCATTGTCAAAGCCTCTCGTTTGAGGGTTGGTAGGTGTACTTGCCGGCGCCGCTCAGTTCGTCCTGGCTCGGCGCTGTTGCATTGATGGCGCGGAGCGCACAAGCGAGCAATGGCCCGGTGAACGCCGCGCAAATGGCATCGCGCGGGCTGGCGCCCTTGGCGATATCCTCGCACAAGTCATCAATACGTTTGAAGTATTGGGCGAGCGCATAGGGGTTATAGTGCTTACCGCGCGACTGGCGGATGTCGTATTGCGTCAAGGCGTGCACAAGCGCGTTGCGCACGGTCCCGCCGAACATTCGGAATTCTGGCATTGCTTAGACTCCCTTGGTTAGCTTCTACCGCCCTATGCCCGGTATCCTTTCGGAGCCGGGCATAAGCGCGTCGTTTGGGTTTGGTTGCTGGTGCCTCCTATTCGTTGCCGATGGGTCTCGCCCAAAGCGAGAAATTGATATCGAATTGTCCGGTTGAGTCGATGGAAAACAGGAACTCATGGTCCGGGTGCTCCGCTTGCGCGGCTTTCAAGATCTTGGCCGGGTTGTCTGTCTGCCCAGGATGAAAGCCGGACTCGAAAGCATCATCGTTGAGCTTGCGAAAGCCGTGCTTTGTCCAATCGACATCGAAGGTATCGGCGCGACGCGCGTCGTCGAGCAGGTATTCAATATAGGTGTCGACTTCGTCGCCGGCTTCGATTTCATCGGCGCCGATAACCTCACCGTCCTCCGTTATGAAATAAGAGCGCTTCCACCCATAGGAGTCGGGCGAGCTGCGATACGCCTTCCCGGTTTCGTGGCTGATAATCCATTCATCCGACCATTCCAGGGCATACCCGTGGTTTTCGAGCCACGAATAGACCGGCTTGGAAACGTGATTCCAATTGGCGAATATGATACCGCGTTCCGGGTCGGAATAACCCGGTTCACCGTAGGAACTGCACCAATCGACGTCTTGGTTACAGCGCTTGTACAGTAATGCTTCGATAGCTTGAGCGGGTATGTTCATGGCTGTTGCTCCTATTCCGGCAGGTTAGCGAATGCTGCACGGAGCGCCTGGATCTCCGCGTAGCGTTCGGGGAAAGTGATTCGCAGGGTCGACCAATCCATGCCGAACTGCAGTCCGCCGGCCATGTCCCGGAAACACTGGCGCAGGATTGCGTTGTAGCGGCGCAAGGCGCCTCGTTTGGTTCGGACGGTCATTGGTTGTTCTCCCTTGTGGACTCATCAGCTGCAGCTCGACTGCAGGACCGCGCCAGGCGCGGTTTCGTCCTATTCAGTTTCCTCCCCTTCTGTTTCACGCTCATCCGGCCAATCAAACCCGTCGGTTTCCTCGTTGTACTCCATGCCGTGCGGGATAAGCCAGCAATCGCCGTTTTGATAGACGCTGTACTTGACGCCATTGTCATCGGTTACGGTCGCGGTTTGCTCCACATCGGACCACGTGTCCCAATACGCCTCATTGCAGACGCAAACGCCGTTCTCATCCTCATAATCCGGGCCGCGTTCCAAAATCGCCCAGTCCTCATCCGATACGCCGCTGACACTCTTGGCGCGGTCGCTGAATGATTTGGCGAAGTCTCGCGGGATGTAAACGCCGCGCGCGTCCGAAAGCCAAAGTAGCATGCCGGGTCTGGGCATCTGAGTCCCCTCTCGTTTCGATCCGTCTATTATGCATTTTATAACGGATGGTGCAAGAGGGATTTTATCACGTTTTTGTGATTATAAGCGGCCTGGTCGGTGCCGATTTGCGACATGGTGCCACGGTGACAGCATGGTGACGCAAGCTAGCCTACTCTTGCAACCATTGTCACCATGTCACCATATGTCATCATATAAATGTATAGAGAGGTAAGAGGGAATAGAGGAGTAGAGACATATAGCGTATATAATGCATAGAGTATTCCCTAGGTATGGGGACATTGTATGGTGACATGGTGCCAATGGTGACATTGTTGATATCGTTAAGCTTTTCGGTTTGGCATATGGTGACAGACATGGTGACATGGTGCCAATATCACGCGTTTGTGACTATGAATTGCGTAAAAACAAGCGTAGAATTGTGAAAGTTACAGTAATTGGTATCCCAATATAGGGAGTATTGGGATACCAAAAGTGGTAAAATCCATAAAATGGAGGTTAAAATGGCTATTAAAGCGTAAGGTGCAATCGAGCGAATCAACGGTTTGGATCAAATGGAGGGATTAGAGATGCAAGCGAGAACGCCGGATGAATGCGCGAATCACATGATAGTGCGCTACGGTACCAGCAACGCTCCCAAGCACGTCGCGGACGCGATACAAAACAATCGCGACAATTCGCAGGCGCTGTTGTACTGGCAAGCCGTCGACCGCGCGCTGATTCTGCTATTGCGGGACGTTTAGCTAAGGTTTAGGGCGAGCTCGCCACTTCGCCAGATTGAGCGCTCCGGCTTTCAGGCCGGGACGTTCTTTCTCCTATCAAATGTTTGTGATGGGATTGACTATCGGTATGAAATGCATAATTGTGTGTTTGGTTTTAACGCGCACAAGGGGAAACGAAATGGCTACACACTATTTTGAAACGACCGGTGAAGCTTACGACGCAACACAGTGTCGCGACGACGTTGCGAGTGGTGACGTTCTTGTCGTCGAGTCTGAATTCGTGGTTGGCGTTGCTGATACTTGGCCGGTTGCGGTGACGCTCGCTTGCGGGCATCTGCACAGCCCCAGTGCAGGTTTTTCTTTGGCGGAATGCTTGGCCGGTCGCGCCGCAGCTGGCGGAATCGAAGCGGCGCTGGCCCTTGCTGCAAGCCTTGGCTATCCATGCCGCGCTTGAAAGTCCCTCGCATTACCTGTTGCTGGTGCGGGACCCGAATTGAACCGAACGCGCCGCGTATGCGCCTGCATGAATCGGCGGATACGCGGTGCATTACAAAATGCTTGGCAACGTTCCATCCGGAGTGTGGGGACGCTTTGCTTGATTATTGCGAGCGCAGGGTTAAACGCAAAGCGGTTACCGGCGATTTTTAGTCGCGTGATACCTGCGGAGATTGAGAGCGCCAGCCGAGAGGCCTAGGCGCTCTTTTTCGTTGCGCGCCTCGTTGGCGACCTTGGCGAGCTCGTTGGCGCGGGCTTGGATCTTGTCGGCTAATAGCTGCAGTGCCCATCGGGGAGGCTGGCGCCGTCCGGCACGCCAATTCAGCACTGCGGCGCGTTTAGCTCTGCCGTCCAGCAAGCGCACGATTGCGCGGCCGCCAGCGCCAGGATGTAGCGCGTCGACGGCGCAAGAAAACACGGTTACAGGTTTCGAATCCAAATTTGGTTCCATACCGGGAGAGGCTTTCTATCGTCCTGGGAACCAATAGCAGACCAGGTCGCACCAGGTCGACCGCAAGCCCGCATCTAGTCGACCTCAACCCGCCAACCCCTCTCGACCTCGAGCGACCGACCGCTTACAACTCAAGAGTAATAACCATAAACCATAGCGAATATTTTTGTTTGCGAGCGCTATCAATAGGTTAGGAGGCGCACCTCATGTACCCATTGCTTTGGCTCGATCCAGGCGCGGCCGGCTGCGGTATAGGGGTAGTCAAATCCCCGAGGTCGACGGCCCGCGAGGGAAAAGATTCTTGGGCACGCATCCCCATCCCTCCCCAGAAAAAATTCCAAAAACCGCCTTACCCGGTAACCAGCCACCACCAACCCCATTGCAATAAGCCACGCCTTATGCCATCCAGAACAGCGTCAGGACCCCGCCCATCAGTTAAAACCGGAGTTTCAGCAAAAATGACCAACGTTTACGAAGGCACCCCCGACGCCCGCCAGTCCGCCGACGTCGCGCACCCGGTCTCCAGCTTCCGCCCCACATACCGTGCGCTCACGCCCGACGAGAAGGCTCTGCACGACGACCTCAAAGCCAAGGCCGTCGAGCTCGAAGCCCTGTTCGCCAAGGTCAAGCCCGGCCGTTACAACGCCCTGGCGGTCACCAGCCTGGAGCAGGCGATCATGTGGATCGTCAAGGAGCTGACGTCGTGAATGCAGCGATCGTCATCGCGAGCATCTACTTCGCCATCCCGCTAGGAAGTATCTGGATTTCCGGGCGGCAGCTCACTTGGCAAGGCTGGCTGCTGTTCATGACGTTGTGGCCGATAGCGTTGCTGTTTATGGGACCGGAGGAATTGCCGTGAAAACCCGCCTGCACGTCGCCGCCCCTGAGCACGAGGTCGCCTACCAGGACATCGTCGCCCTGGTGCGCAAACACGGCGAGCACCTCAGTGCGGTCGAGATGCTCGCCATAGCGGCCAACATGCTGGGCAAGCTGTGCGCGATGCAGGATCAGCGCAGCCTGACGCCGGCGATGGTCATGGAGATCGTCGCGCAAAATGTCGAGGAAGGTAACCGGCAGGCGGTTGCCAATATCCAGCAGAGCAGGGGAAGCGCATGACCAGAAAGCCCAAAGGCCCCCGCCCA